TCTGTAGCAGAAATTTGACTTATTCCCGCATTACCCGAAAAACCTGTACCGGAAATTTTAATCTGAATAGCAACGGCTATAGGCTTTCCGTAAGGCGCACCGTCCCGATATTCCTGCTTACTGGAAGTAACAACAAAATTCTTGCTTTCACCCGTATTAACGAAAGAAAGAGATTTTGTCTGCAATGTAAACGTATATTCCGTTCTATCAAGAACGTTTACATAATTGATCTTTTCTTCTTTCAGTCCTTCAGGATAACCGATAAGACCCAATCCATTAGCAAGACACCATTCTTTGAACTTACCGATATTGTAAGTAACGCCAGCATCAATCACAATACCAAGAGACTTGTAATATTCAACGTCACCTACCGTATTTTCTGTTACAAAGACATTCATCTGATTGTCAATTCCATCAGTTATGACAGTCATTTGCTTGCTTAAATCCTTTGTCGTAAAAAGAAGTCTTAACATAGCTTCTAAAAATTAATGAGCTACCACTTCGAACTTCTGAACGCCATCGTCAGACATGATAACAAGATTCAAATCTTCTTTTTTAGCCAAGCCAAGATCAGCTAAGGAAAATTCCATAGGTGTACGACCGTTTACTTTCGAAACAAGAGTTTTCTTGTCTCCCCAGATTGTTCCGTAACGTCCTACTGAATCCTTTAATGTTACTGTATTGGGAAAATAAATTTCCACTTCTTTCTCCGCTGGAACAGTCGTAGCAATTTCCAAAACACAAACGTTGCTACTGTTCCAAGAAGCCTTTACGGAAACAATTTCATTCAGTCCCTGCGGTTCAATCGACAAGGTAAGTGCATGATCTTCCGCAAACGCAACCAATTCTTCGTGCTGAACAGTTTCACCCACATTCCAGCTCCAACCCAAAGCAAGAAAAGCATCACTTCCCTTCTTTTCATCTTCCGTAGCGTTAACAGAACCGGGAGTTACAACACCACGAGGTGATTCCGTGATAAGCACTCTTTTCTGTTCACAAGAACCGTCCGTAACGACAACTACGTCAATCTTCTTATCTGTATCAGTAAATCTATATAGTCTCATTTGTATAAAAATTTAGATTGTATCTTTTTCGGAATCACCCATTTTTTCTCCGGGCTTTCTTAAAAATCCATTTTCGTCAAATTCCCTTAAATATTTTCTCACCCACACAGGAACAAGGTTAGGGTTTATCTTACCTGAATTTTCCACTATAGAGATGGATTCCCTTACTATCAACGCCGTACTCATGAGAGACCGAAACCATGTGAAAGTTGTGGTTGTATGCCCATCTATAGTATATTCCCCCAAAACATGAGCTACAATAAGCAAACACCCATATACAAAAATTTTAGTCAGGATCATTCCAAAACCTTTCGATGAAAAGTCTTTTTGCTTCAAATGGAATACCCAACTAATAAGAGTGTCCACAATAATAAGGACAACAAGGAATTTCAAAAACTCCCAATCTTTGAATATATATTTTTCTATCCAGTCCACAATAGGAGACAAAGGTAAAGCGATCAGTATAGGATAGCAAAAGCTACCTAAATAAGATTTAAAATGATATAATCTTCTGCTCTCCATCATCAATCCTCTAATCAGTCTTTTTTATCGGATTCTGATTCCTCCTTCTTTTTCTTGTAGTCAGAATCTTTTTTATAAGGCATACCCACAATTCCTTTTCTTCTGTTTGCAGGAGTATCTTTATAGAAACCTATTTTGTTTTTTACAGAAAGTCCGGTTGCTCCGGCTTTTTCGATTGTTTCTTGGTCGACATCCTTCCACTCAATCTGCGGTTCTCTATAATATACAACAGATTTGTTGAAGTTTTCGTCAACCACAACAACACGATTCAGGGACACAAAATCAATAGCTCCATGTTCCTGTTCAATTGGATCAATACTTTTTACAACGTCAGAAGCAAAGTTTTTCACCTGTTCCAACGAATAAACCTCCCAGTTGTTCTTTTCTGCAAGGCTTAAAAATTCATTTATAGGAAATTCTTGTACACTCATGGACGTAATTGGGTGCTTATACACTTCTTTGCACCAAAAGTATATTTTCACGCTTCATAGGGACATTGCTGAAACCATCAACCCGTAATAATTTCTAAAGAGGTCTCTCCACATGCTTAAATTCCCGGTGCACCACCGGTATCGTTAATAAAATTGATGATTAACATAAACTGGTGCAAAGTTATACTAATCACCTATTTATAATTCAACATATACAAAAGTATAACTTTTTTCCTATAAAAGAACACTTTATAAAGAAAAACTTGTAAGCGATACTTTCTATGTTGGTGCGGCAACCGTACTCATATCGCTTACAAGTGCCGATCTCCCTCCGCACAGGGATCAAAGGTAACGGCAGAGCCTTTAAAAGTAGGAAGTGAATTTGTCTCGCCACTCTGCCCGCAGGACAATGTTACTTCAAAAGAAGCCTTTCTCACGAGAAACCATTATCTCACGACATCCTATAAGCCGCCATTTGCCCTACTTAGGGACTTATTCGTTAGGAACGATTCTTATAGGGGAGCCGGCATTTCCTGACTCGGTTCGTTTGTCATTAGAGACATTCGATCTAACACTTCCTTAATTTTGGGAAACACCCTAAAGTCATTTCCCATCAACCTCACATAGCCTTCAAAAAGAAGAAGGGAAGCTATCGCGAATCACTTCCCAAACTTCAACTTTTTAAGCTATCTCATCTCGACTGCAAACATACAACTTTTGTATTCAATAATTGCAATTTTTGATGTTAAATATTGTTACAAATTAATGTTTTTCAAATCAAAATAATCTATAAACTTGTCCCATAGCTCTTTATTCTCTTTATCTGGTTTAAAAGTTCCTTTCTGTATTCTTAAAATCAATCCTTTAAAATCTTCAACAGTTCTTTTGGATAAATACCAAGCCAATATCAATTTTGGCGTAAACTCCTTATACTTATTAAAGAACGACCCTTCTTTATATAATATCTCAATAACTTCAAGCAAACGCTTTGTTTGATGTGGATATTTAAATGGATAAGTAAGCATTTCTCTTACATTAGACATAGGGCATAGAATACAGCCTATTCTTTTTTCTCCCTTATCATACAAATCACAATGTTTCGTTCCCATTTTATTTAAGAACTCCCAAACATTATCTTCCGTCCAAGAAAGAATAGGAGAAACAATAATCTTGTCTTTTCCACCTACACAAAATACCATTTGTTCCTTGTGTTCATCCCACTGATCAAAAGAAAGATTGTATTTTTTCTTGCTTGTTCCTATCTCACTTCTTTTCGCCCTTCTAACAGATTCCTCCGCTCTTATTCCAACCAAAGTAACCGTACCACCTCCTCCGCCTTCTTTTAAAACATCACAACAAAATCTGTGTGTTCTTGAAGGCAATTTCTTTTTCTTTAAAATAAGATCAAAGAAATTCATTTCCGGTATATGTCTTACAACGTCTGGATATTCTCTTTTTACGAAAGATACAACCGGTGCAGGATCAACGGTAGTCATATTCATGTGAGCTTCAAATTTTACCCCAGCCAACTTTGCTACATGATACAATGCTTGTGAATCTTTACCACCGCTAAAAGCAAGGTAAAAGCCTTTATCATAAAATCTCAAAGCAAATTCTTCACTCTTTCTTAATACAGAAACGGAATGTCTAACTTTATTAGACAAATCTTCCGAAAAGCCATATTGTTTTATCTTTTCTTCTATACCATACATATCAAATATCCTAATATCTGTCCCACATGCAGAAGCTATCAGTAGGGATACCTCACGTTCCTTTTCCGACATCTTCCTGATAGAAGCCTTGTATCCTTCCGGGTTGCCGTTATAACTCTCTACGATCGCTTTCTTTTGTTCTTCTGAAACGTTATAGAAAGCCAATACGTTTTTCTTTTCTTCTTCCGTCATGGAAATTTGTTTTTGATGTTAGGTAATTTGTTTGCCATGATTTTACGCAGCTTTATAAAGTTTTCGATAATAATTTCTGACAATAGGTTGTGGTACTCGCTTTCTGTAAGTAAGTGGACGTTTGTCAAATATAAGAGATTTTAAAAAGTCGGCAGTAACTTCCTTCTTTTCCTGTAAATAAGACCTTATTCTACTCGCAAGACTGCATAATCGCTCATATTCTTTGTTACTATCATTCATAAAATTTTCTGCATAGCAATCATACTGTTTTGTTCTACGCTGTGCTGAAACGAGATAACGATAAGTTTCAAGAGGAAAACGCTTTTTTAAAACAGAATCCCCTGCACTTTTCGTGTACATAACAATTTTCTTCATAATAATAGCATTCCATTTACGCATAGGAGGAAGGTTAATTTGAAAATTCCAACAACCTTTTATTTTACGAGACTGTTCTTCTTTTTCTGTACGCTCTCTGTAAAAATCTTTACCAAAATAGAGCTTCAATTTTTTCATACTGTACTTGACTTGCTCAACCGACCACCCCAAATCTTCTGCCATTGATTTTTGGCTTAAATACAAAGATGGTTTCCACTTAATAGAAGGATTTTCTTTTTTTGCTACTTCCCAATTATGATAAAAAATCCGTCTATTGTTTTCCAAATATATCAAAAGAGTTCTTTCTTTCAAACCAAGTCTTAACTCACTATTCTTAAAATTTTGAGTGTATTTAAATGCTTTGATAGGGCGTAAAAGACATGCTGGTATATTAAACATATCTTCATAAATAACCCTATTTTCTATTTCAAAATGGTAGGTTTTTATTGTTTTGCTGGGTTTCCAAGGGAAATAAGAGTCTTTTTTAATAATTTTCCTTGAAACTATTTTGATTTGAGGTGTATTATCTTCCAATATCTTTAAAGCAACTTTACGAGAAACATTTCCAAAAGTTTCTCTCAAAAAGTCTATAATATCTTCTTTAGAGGAGAAAGAAAGTTTTTCAAGACTGCCATGTTTTCCTTGTTTCCACATTTTTTCTTTTGCTTCGGATATTTCTTCTTCCATAAAACCTTGTTGTACAAGTTCTACTTCTTTCTTCAAAATATCCAATTTAATAGAGGATTTTCTTTTACAGAAGGCTGCTTGTTCTAAGTCAGACCTTAATAAGTAATTTGTTGTATAACGACTGTTCATACAAAAAAAAACTTTTAATAAATATTGAATTATTATTATATGTTGTCTCACACCGCAAAAATAATAACAAAAAAGCGACAAACAAACTTTTACATAAAAAAAAAGGAATGTTTCCCAACATTCCTTCATTCATTTAAAAGTTTTTATATGAACTTTATCTTACGATCTTTATTAGAGCGTAAACTACATCAAAACGTAGATTACGCCACAAAAGTACAAATAAAAACTGACAAAAGCAAGAAACAGCGCGGAAAATGTACCACAAGGCGCACCGCCACAGCATCCGTCTCTCGCGCGCCCGTAGGGTCTCCTCCCCACCCTCCATCCCTAAGTCTTGTTTTCTAATTTTCCTTTCACGTACACATGCATGTATTTTTCCTCTTTTTCTTTAATAGGAGTATTCCTATTTTACCTTTCCCTTATTCATCTTTTCTTTCTTAATAGGAAATACTTCTACCAAAAATATTTGGGAAGTGAATCGGAAAAATCCGAAAGAATGAGGGAATACTCCTATTCCCGAATTTTCGATTTTTCCTTCAATCATTGATATACTTTATGTATATTGTAATGATATGTATATACGATAGTATATATATATTCTTGTAGGGAAAAAGGGAAAATTTATTTTCCAATGACCGAACAAAGTGAGGGAATGCCATTTCCCCTACAAAGCCGCCCCGAAGGGGTAGGCAGCATGATGGAAAGGGTTGTTAAAGAAAATGGGTAGCAAATCAAATGACTGCTACCCATCCATCGAATAGTAAAATAAGAATTGAAGAAACTTTGTTGAGGCTTTGGTATAGATTATGATTTTAACACACTATGTCAGCTTTTGAAAATTTGGGTAGGAAGGTATTTCACAATAGTTCCTACCCGTCAGTTTGAAATCTTTTACTTGTTTTTGTCCTGAACATTTTCGTTTTCCACTCTTTTGTCCAAAGGTAGTAAAGATTCTACAAATGATTTGTCGAATTTGATAATTCCTTTTTCTTTTTGTTCTTCTATGTATCGTATCTTTTCTTCGTCTGTTACTTCCACAAGACCGGGAAAAGGATTTTGATCCCTGCCATATTCTCTTTTCATTCGTCTGGCAGCTCTCCAATTAGGATCACGTAGAATACCATCACCTATTTTTAATAGGAATCTCTTTCTTGGAGCAAACCCTACCATCAATAAATCTTCATTTGATCTGTTTTGTTCTTTGGGAATGACTTCCACATCCATACCTCGCAGAAAGAAGTTCGACAAGAACGCTTTCATCACATCTCCATCCCATTCGTAATATAAATACAAAAGCCTTCTTCTTTTGCTTATAAAGTATTTCACTTTTCTTTCCATATTCCTATTTCTTTTTCTGTTTGTTCATGTCGTAATAGTTGATAAAGATAATGTTAAATCCAATTGCTCCGTTTTGTTTCATTTCAATTGAACTGAATCCACCGTCCCAAATAAGGGCAATAAGTTTGTAATCTGGTTTATCTACAACCTCGGATATCCCTTCTTTCTTTAACTTTTTCTTTTCTTTCAGATAATCCAGAATCCCATCTATAAAGGTTTTTGTATCTTCCATATCATAAATATCGAACTTTGCTTCGAGACTTGTATAAGGAACTATCCCTGATTTTTCATCAAAAACCTCGTTTACACTTAATTTATAACCTGTATTGAGGCTATATTTTATAGCTTTTCCTCCAGTCTCTATAGCAACCTTTTCGCTGTAGGCTTCTTTTGGAATGAGTTTATCAGCTTCTTCAACCAAAAAATCTTTAGAAGAAGCATCCAATATTTTAAATTGAATATCCATAATTTGATAGATGTTCAATTCTTTGGAGGTTTCTTGCTCTTTGGTAATTTCTGATTCTTTAGAGGCTTCCTGCTTGCATCCACACGTCGAAATAAGTGTAAATAATACACTGATAAAAATTACTCTTTTCATACTATTTTGTTGTTTTAAGAATTTCACGTTTGATGTTATTGTTTGTATCCTTTGCCAAAGGAACCGCTATCAGGATTGAGAAAATCCAAAATCCGGTAAACCAAAGTAGGCGTTCAACGCAGTTCACCAAATCGACCTTAAATAAGGCGATTATAGCACCTAAAATATTATACAGGGTACAAATGGTCAGGATGGATGCGATAATAGGTTTACCGGTATAATAAAGCCCAAATCCACCCCACATACAGGTCATGATAAAAGCCCTGAATGGCTTTTTCTTTCTCGCTTCATAAAGCAACGCTTGTCTTTCCGTCATCTTTACTTCCATATCTTCTATTAGTTTTTGATTGTATAATTGATCTTTGTGTTTTCTTCTGTACAAGATTGTGTCCAGAGTGAAGGGATTTCTATTTCCGTTTCATCTTCTGTCATCATTAAATCTGCTTCAGATTCTTTACCAGCAACGAAAAACGTTCCACTTTCTGTAAAGGTAAATTCTTCATAATCATCTTTACCGAAAAATACTTTTGCCAAAATAGGATAGTTGTTGTTGCTCGGATTTTCAAAAGAAATGATTTCCACTCTCCTACCATTTCTTGTGCAGACGGGTTTGCCTACTTTTGCTTCTTCTAAATTGAAAGGTTTCATGATTGTTATTTTTATTGTTGTTACTTGATTGTGCTGCAAAAGTAATATCGTTTTTGTACAAAATGCAGTCTATGGAGTTAAATTACTTTAAAATGTAACATTTTAGTGTTACACTCTCGTTAATGGAAACAAAAACTCCCGTCCCTCAATAAAGAAGAACGGGAGAAAACATGAAAGAATTGATTGTCTAAGCAAGCGATTGGATCAACTTCAAGTAACATGACAAAGTTAGGAATTTGACGGGTGATTCCAACGAATTTTCGTCAAATTCATAGTCATTCAGCCATTTTTCCAATGCTTTTATGTCAATATATTGCCATTTTTCCTGTTTTAGACACTCTGCAAGTGCAGGAAAAGCATATTCTTTATCTTCATTAAACTTTTTGCACACTCTTTTGAGATAATTTTTCCTACCGGCATACCAAACATCACCCGAAGATGACATACAGTAATAGGAATTGTCCTTTCTTTTTACTCCAAACCGTGTCACGATAGGGAAATACACCCTATCAGCAAGGAAAATGAAAGGAATGTACCAGACACCGTACAAAAAGGTCATAAATCCGTTCAATTTCGCTTCCGGTACAAACTTTTTGAGGGTTTTTCTGAATCCGTAAGCAAAATACCAATTGTTCGCACCTCTTTTTACCTTTACAGTGTATTTCAAATGATTGTTCCTATCCTCTACTCTGTCCCAAGGTTTCAGCTTTTCTGTATTCATGGATGGAAGGTAAGTCCAAAAATGCTTTAGCGCACTGAAATAGGGATTGTAAATGGTGTGTCCATGATCGGAAACATAGGAAAGAATATCATGCAGTATTTCTTTTGCCAGATTTCCTATTTCTTGTCCTTTAAAAACGTCTATTAAAAGAGAAAGAGAGGGCAACAAGTTCCAAATCTGATCTTGTGATACGAAAGGGGAAAAGCATGGATCTTCGTTTTCAAGTTCAATCCCATTGGAATAACCGCTTTCTATTTTTATGGCATCAAAAAGACCACAGGAAGAGGATGAAATATCGTCTCGAAGGAAAAACCCTTTTTCGCGTACAAAATACACTTTTGGATTCTTCATCTTTTCATCCTCGTAGGCACTCGTTGACAACCTCTGGAGGGATTTCAAGCACCAGAGTATTTTGTTGTTGCAAGTCTTGTCTCCCAGTAACGATTCCATCAAAAGGTAGTGAAGGTATTCCGCCATGTTGATAGTTCCATCACCCCAATATAGGATTTTTAGTCCTGTGTTCGGACTTTTCACTCTTTTGCTGGCAGGGATATTCGTTCCTCTGCAAGTAGTTTCTTCTGTAGCGACAATAAAGTCTTTAAAGAAGATGTCTTTTAGCTTTGAATATTTTTCTTCGATTGTCATAAGCTGTATATATTCAATGTAGGTGATTTATAAAAATGGCGCGGAAGTTCTTGCCCACCGCGCCCAAAACACAAAGTATGAAGAAGATTACGCCGATTTCTTTTTAGTGAATAACCCAAACAACCATTCAATAAGTCCAGTGTCCCAAAATCCGTTACTGGCTAATCCGGCTCCAAATCCCCATAATAATGCTTGCCACCAATCCAATCCTTCAAACATACCTAAATGGAATCCCCAAGCGAACATACCAAGTCCGATACCGATTACCCAAGAAATAATCCGCTGAACCCATTCTGACGGCTCTGTCTTGAAAAGTTTCTTAATGAACTCTGTTACAACAGTTGTAACACCTACCACACCTGCGAAAGTTGCAAAGTTTGCTGCATAGTCAACTGTTTCTTCCGGTAATTCTCCTTGTGCAAAAATACAAGTGATGCAGGAGAACAAAATTGCCAATGTCAATAAAATCTTACTCATGATAAAATATATTTTGAGTTATATAACTGCCTCAAAGATAAAATAAAAGGGACACTTTCACAAGCATCCCTTCCGATTACTGTTTATCGCCAATGATAAAGTATTAAATCATTCAATTGTCAATTCTTTTTCACCCCCAGCTTAGCCCTGTAAGCCTGTCGAAGATTTTCCACTACGATTTCCAAAGCATTTACATTCATGCTTTCGATGATTTTCACTCCCGGTATGTTCGTTCTCCAGATAGCGTTTCCATTATCATCAATAGTCTGTTCTATTGTTGCATCTGGGTAAATCTTTTGCAGTTTTACCTTAGCTGCTTCCAGTCTTTCTTGATATGTTGCCATAGCTATACTTTTTGTTTTCAAAAGTAAGTCCTCTCCTATTCAAAAGCAAATACTTTAACAAATGTTAATAGTGTTGTAACATTATACTGTTACATATATCTTTGCACCAACATGAGAAAAGATAGGAAAATAGAAAGCAGGGCAGTCAAATCGATAATGATATACCTTGTAGTAGATGGTTTAGCAAAGGTATGCGTGTCCGACAACGAGATAATCATTGTTCCTATCGCAGTCATTTTGATTGGTGTAATTTTGACACTAAAAATTTTTGATTGAATTTCGATAAAAATGTAACATTTTATTTTGTCATGTAACATTAAAGTGTTACATTTGCGACAGAATAGAGAAAACAATTTTAAGTTTAATGCAGAAAAATGGATTGAAAATCAAAGAGATTATACAAGAAAAAGGTATTTCTGTAACCCAGATGTCAGAAAAATTGGGAGTAACAAGACAGTCTCTTTATAGATGTCTGAATGGAAATCCTACTATGAACCGGTTAAAAGAAATAGCTGAAATTCTTAATGTTTCTCCAAAAGACTTATTCCAAGATGAGAAGAAGGATTGATTTATTAATTGCAACAAACAAAATAAAAACTAAAAAAGTATGGAAACAAAATTTAAAGAAGGCGATATTGTACGGATCAAAAGTCTTGATTGGTACAATAATAACAAAGACAAAAATGGAAATGTAGTTGTGACCGGCTATAGTTGTTCATTCACAAAGGCATTAAGTGAATTTTGTGGCAAATGCTTAGTTATTGAAAAAGTAGAGGATACAGGAGGTATCTATTTAAACGATCTTCCTTATGTATTTTACGAATGGATGTTTGAACCGGGAAAATATGAATTAAAATCTTTGGATATAACCAAAAATTCTGTTGCAACCAACAATCCTTTTGTTTTCAATGCTGCAAAGAAACCTATTTCTGTTTGTGGTGTAATTTCAGTACCTTTATATATCGCAGTAAAGGTTCAGGAAACACCAAAATTCCAGCCTTTTCAAAAAGTGCTTGCAAAAGATTCTGAGAAAGGGATATTTGATACTTGGCATTGTTGTTTGTTTTCTCATACTTCAAAAGAAGGCAAATATTTTACCTCTTCCGGTATGTGGGATGAATGTATTCCCTTTGAAGGAAACGAGCATTTGGTAGGAACAAAAGACGATCCTAAAGAACGATAACCCAGCGTTTCCATATATTTTTTAAGTTCCTCGGCGGGATAGTTCATCATCTTCCCGTAAAGATTGGCTCCCGCCGGGTTTTATCTCATTTTTTAACTGTGTCGCAATGGCTTATTTTATCTTACAAAATAGAAGACTACCCAAACAAGCTGTTTCTTGTTTTAAATTCCAAGAAGGAACAGCAAATACTTCACCCTATCTTTCTATAAAGATCAGAGGGAAAGAAGAAATTATCCCCTTCAAAGACAATAAAGAAATAGTCCCGGTTAAAGAACGTTTGACAGCAACATTTCCGGATTTTGTAAAGGTAGGGAACAGTTATATCAAAAAGACTATGTTCCGAGAATACAAACCTGTTTCCCGTCCTGATGAAAATGTGTGCTATATCCTATTCAAAACTTCTTTTGGCAGTATAAAAGTTAGATTCAATAATGAAGAAGATTTGAAAAAGGAGCTTGCTTCTATGGATCAACTTTTTGATGTAGAATAATCTAATCATCTCAAAAACAATAAAATATGGAAGCAAAAGATAGAACAAAAACAGAAGTCTCTATTGAGCTAAGGGAAGTTCAAAGAGAAATCAGTAAAGCAAGAAGTACAAGGAATTGGGCAAAAATTTCTTTTCTGAATCAAAAAAGAATACGCCTGCAAGAAGAACTGGATTATCTGAAATCTAAAGACAAATTCTATTATCAAGAACAAAATTTAGAAAAATCACTTGTTTCTTGGGCAGCAAAGACACTCAATCTTTCTCTCAATATGGCTGATTTGTCTGTATATTATCTGGACTTGTATTTGCTTCATTTTAAAGAAAGAGGCTTTGTTCCTACCGATGAATGGAAAACTAAAGAAAAAGCATTTCATGAAGCTGCAAAAGAACTTGCAGAATATATGCGGTATTTCTTTAAAGGAAAATCCTCTGACGATAATTCAGAAAGCATGTCGGAACTTATGGATTTGATTGAAAGAGATTACTATACGGATAGAGAAAAAGTTCATCACAAACAATATGAAGAAAAGTTATGATAGACTGGAGTAAATTTTTGGGAAGATGCGGGATTGCGTTGTTATTCATATCGCTACCTGCAATTGGTTTTAAACTTTATTTTGGGTTGGAATGATCGTTCTTGCTATTGAAATGATTGTCGTAGCTGTTATAGTAGATGAAAATTGTTAAAGTAACTGAACATCATGGACAAATTATATTTTAAAACACGAAAAGAAGAAATTCAATCTAAGATTGATAGTTGTAAGAAAGAAATGAAAGAATTAGAGAATGAATACATAGTCTCTAATCAAAAATTCCCTATTGGGAGTAAAGTTTGTTTGACTATTCCCGTTTATGAACTCCGAGGTCTCGGTATTAATAGAATAAGAATAGTTCCAGAAGAAAAGAAATTTGCTTATGTAACTGGATATGAAATTGTGGCAAATGAAGTTGTTCCTATTCTTATGAAAGCAAAGAAGGATGGAACAATATCTAAATTAAGAGAACATATGTCATTCAGACAAGCAATAATTGAATTAGCAGAATAGATATGAAAAGAAAAGATATAACAAAAGCATCTTCTGTCTTTAAAAAGACAGAGCAAGAACGAATAGGGTACTTTCATAATGGCATAAGCCTAAGCAGTGTTGCGGTTGCTTTTAGAGAGGGTGTTGATTGGTTTATAGATTCTGTATGGTATGATAAAACAGTAAAACCCAAAATTGGTGAGTTTATTGTTTGTATTCATGAGAAAGGGAAACTGATGGGTATCCTTCAAGAAGATCAAGTTTTTATATCGTCCCGTCCAGGGTGTATTCTGTATCGTTTCAGTGAAACAATGCAATGGGCATATTTAAACGACTTGTTAGGTCTTATGGAGGGTTGAATCATGAAAAATCAAGTTTTATCAATCGACCAAATGCAACGCCTTAAAGAGTTGGGTGTTGATACAAGCAAATCCAACATATATTGGGTAAGAAGATCACATGGAAGTAGGATAAACGATTCTTCTAAAGGTAATTGGTTTTTAAGCCTGCAAAAAGAATTTATGGGTGTAGGGTTTACTGCTCATGAGGTAATTCCCACTTTCACTTTGCAAGATATTATAGACATTCTCCCTGGCTCTATAGACAATAATGTGCTGACTATTAGGAAACATGTCAATGGTGTAAGTATTTCTTATGAAGATACCTATACCCGGTCTATTCTTAGTATCTTCGAAAAAGAAGATATTATTGAGGCTGCCTATGAAATGTTGGTGTGGTGTGTTAAGAATGGATATGTAAAAAACAAATAATAAAAACAAGTCACGAAAAGAGGAATGCTGACAGCTATGTTAATGATGTCCACATTGGGTGTAAATGGAAGTACATATCCATTTAAAACGGGTAGCGGAATGAACCCCAATTACCGGAGGCCAGAGAAAAAGAAACAGGAAAAAGAGTTTTGTATAAAAGGAATAAAAGTAATGGCATATTCCAGAAAAGATGCCATTAAAAGATTAAAACATTTAAAATAAACAGAATCAAAATGGAAAAGAAAATTTTTGTATTCAAGTATGCTTTAACAAAAGGTATCATAGAGGTAGATACTGAAATAAAATAAAGTACTTATGGAGAGTATGCTAAGTCAAAAAATCAGATGAATATTATGTGGACAAACAGAGATTATGTTCACACAAAAGAAGAAGTCTTGAAAAAGGTGGAAGATATGAGACTTAGGAAAATCGAGTCTTTGAAAAAGCAGATTGTCAAACTCGAAAAAATGAAATTTTGAAATGAAGGAATTTGATTTAGAAAAAGCGAAAGTCGGACATCCGGTGTGCACAAGAGATGGTAAGGAAGCGAGAATCTTGTGTTTTGATAGAATAGGACATCATCCTATTGTGGCCTTAGTAAAAGAGGCTGGTGATGAAACTATCTTTTCTTATAACAAGAAAGGAAGATTCAGTAACGATGGAAGGGGATGTATGTGTGACCTTTTCATGAAAGCTGTAAAACGAGAAGCATGGATAAATTTGTACAAAGATAAAGATGAACGACTATTCCCAGGACTTAATCTTTTTGAATCTGAAAAAGAAGCAAAGGATAGAATGGAATCAGGTGAAAAGTCAAATCGTTTATATTACAAAACAGTAAAAATAGAATGGGAAGAATAAGGTAAAAACAAAAAAAGAATGAATATGGAAACGAAGAAAAAGATATGCCCTAAGTGTGGACAAGAAGATGGGTCGGGACAAAATAAAATCCATGACATGAACCCAGAGCATTTTGTAAAATGTGATATCCGTACAATCATGGAAAGAGACGGTGTTTGCTACCATTGTGCATTTTGGATAAGAATGTATGAGCAACACAAAAACGATCCCAATTGGCTAATTATAGATGGAGTTTCATACATTGCCAACCCATTCGTTCCTAATACAAATAACATGACAAGACGATTCATGGGTTTTGGCGGTAGGATGATGGAAGCCATTAAAAACTCTGGAGAAAAGGTGATATCTAACGATTGGTGGCATCAGGGTGATGTGCCAGAATGTTTTAGAGATATAATACCGGATAATGCGAAGTGGAACAACAACAAACAATAAAGGTCATGGAAAAATTAATAAACATAGCGGGTTTGCTCGAAGAGTGTAAACAATACACTAAACTTTACTCTGTCACGCATGGAGATGTCCTTTTGGACAGAATAGACAAAGAAGGCAATATCTTTTTGAAAGTTTTGCCTTTAGACAAAAATCTAACATTAAAACTGGACGAATGTGGGAGATTATATGAAAAAGGATCATGTGTACTGTTCCCTACTATATGGAATACATGGGAAGGTTTTGATCCTTATGCGACTACAATAGAATCTCCCTTTGAAGCTGGAATGGTAGGCTACAATGAACATCTGAATGAATTTGGAATAATATCTGATGATGGCTCTTTCATGACAAATGTAGATGGTAGCAGAATCTCTCCTATTGATCGTCTTGCTACAGAAGTAGAGATAGATATCTGGAATCAAGAAAACCACAAAAAGCACCGGCATTATTCTCTTCCGAGAAAGAAATATGTTTATTATTTCCAACCTTTCGACAAGGTACTTGTAAGAAATAATAAAGAAAGTGCTTGGTCTGTAGCATTCTTTTCTCATATCAATCCTCGCAATCAAGAGTGTATTTACACTATAGAAGGTGGTTTAAATAGAAGGTACTGCATTCCTTACAACGAAGAAACAGCGCATCTTGTAGGTGAAACAGACGATTATGAAGGAGATGAGATCGAGAAAATCATCAAAGAATGCAAACTCACCGAAGGAAAATTGGATTAACGGTTTCCGATATTTTTGGTGAAAGCCTAAAAATCAAGCAAAACTTTGCTATATTTGTGGTGCGAATTACATTAATACAAACATGGTAAAGCTTTTATAATGCAAGAAACCAACAACCGTTCTATTCATATTTAAACGGCTTTTGCCTTCCCAACGTTAAGGAAAATCTTACCATGCTTCTTAATGTGATTCGCAACCGGGAAAGGCAAAGCCGTTTTCTTTTTGCCTACAAATACAATTAAAATACAAAGTTATGAGTGAATTAAAGATTTTCAAAAATGAAGAATTTGGAGAAGTAAGAACAATGTTAGTAAATGGCGAACCTTACTTTGTGGGAAAAGATGTTGCATCTGTTTTGGGTTATTCTAACACCAGAAACGCAATTTTGCAACATGTTGATAGTGAGGACGACTTAAAACAGGGCGTCCCTGACAGTCAAGGTTTTACTCAACAAACAACTTTGATAAACGAAAGTGGGCTTTACTCTTTGATTTTCGGTAGTAAATTAGAATCTGCAAAGAGTTTTAAAAGATGGGTAACTTCCGAAGTGTTGCCTGCTATTAGAAAAACCGGAAGCTACAATTTACCGTCTTATTAAATAGAGAATCCAATCAAGCGTGCCGAAACATGGATTCAAGAAGAAAAAGAAAGACAGGCTCTAAAAGAACAGACAAGGCAACTCACAGAAGAAAACAAAAACTTGGAGAACCAAATAGAAGAAGATTTGCCTAAAGTGATTTTTGCAATGGCTGTAACCGAATCCAAACGTTCCTGCCTTGTTGCCGAGCTTACCAAGATCATTTGCCAAAATGGAATGGAGGTAGGGCAGAACCGGTTATTCAAGTGGCTTCGCAAAAGAGGGTATCTTGGAGTGAAAGGCGAATACTACAACCAACCAATGCAAAGATGGGTAGAAGCAGGAATGTTCGAGATCAAGAAAAGAACGATCACAAAACCGAACGGTGATCTGATTACGGTAAGCACACCTCTTGTAACCGGTAAAGGTCAAGTGTACCTCGTGAACAAGTTCTTGAAAGAATATATTTCAAAATGAAAATGAAAATCGCCCGATTTGTCATAATACAATACTACATTTTAGCCTTAAAAACCAACTTGTCACATTATATTATGACAAATTCACAAAAAGTTTGTTACTTATAAACGCTTCCTTCGTCTTTCTTGCCTAAATGTTAAAATCAAAAATCCATGTTTTAGACCTTAAAATTACTCTATTTTGAGTCAAAAATATACAATAAGTAAATTCATTTTCGTCTATAAGGGAAGTCGGAAATTCAAAATTCATAAATCATTGATATTTAATCATTTAACTCAAAAACTATCCAAAACAGCACTTTTTCACCTTATTGTAAAAATATACAATAAGTCCAAGCACTGTTTTCTTGTATCATTTTACCTCAATTGTTAAAACCAATCTGAAAAAGTAAAAGTAAACAGTTACATTTTAGTAGGAAAATAGTTACAGAAGGTTAAATAGGAGAAATCACCCTGTTGGAAGGCAAAATCTATTCTATTCTGATGTTATCTGTAGTGATTTTTGTTGTCTGAAAGTAGGAAATCCCTCCTATTTTGTAAGAATAAACTATTACATTTTAGCTTGTTTTTGAACTTTTGTTTGTATCATTTTAATAGGAACAGTCTTTGTTTACTTTACAAATAGTCAAAATTCAAAAATAGCCGAAAAATAGGGTGAGTAAGACCTATCAAAAATCACATAAGTCTGAAAATCAAGAATTTAAAATTTTCCAATTTTGTCCAACCCCTTATATCGAAAAAAGTTTTGAAAACCCGATTTTCCTACTTTCATTTTGATAGAAAAATCAATTGTTTCTATATCATTTTGTCAAAATAGGAAGATTTTATGAATTGAGCAAAGCGATTGTCCCTCGGAAGGGATGAAGAATCCGCAAGGATTCCCCTTCCGAAAGAAAATAGGATAGACCAACCCACCAAAAATCGCCAATAGAAGTCCAAATCCATATTCTCGTACATACCAACAAAGAAAAACAGGAAAGTCAAACCCATAGGAAAGAAAAGAAATACCCTACCCCTTTCTCAATAAAAAAAACCAGCTAAAAAGAAAAAAGAAAGGAAGCCTCATATAAAAGAGATTTTCAAAATTTCTATATATGAGGGTAGCATAACTGAACATGTTATCTATTGTATAGGAGAATAAATACCCTCCCTGTCATACTTCTTTTTTTGATAATATTTATAATTGATTGAAATTTAAATAGATAAATAAAAGTATGTCTGTAAAATTTTTGCCAAATGGAATGTAATTAGGAATTTTGTCCACTGTCATGTTAGACACGCAGGCTTTATATGGAGAGTCCTCAAACAGTCCCTAAAGATACCCTACTAAAACAAAATACCCCCGGATAACCTATTTTTAAGCCCGTTTCAGACACTTTCTTTTCAAAATGATACACCAATACCACCCAAAAGGAAATAAAGCCTTAAAAACGATTATTTGAAATCATAGGATTAGAGTACAGGAACGGGAAAAGGAGAAGCAAAAAGGATATAGAAGGAGTGCCCACCTACCTACACACTCCATGTATAAGAAGAAAAGAAAGGGTACAAGAGTGTCTACACCAAAAACAAAAGTTCCTATATATATTATATATAATATATATAGGAAAAATTAAATATAAGGATATATCCAGGACAAAAGAAGGTATAAATGCACATGAAGTTATATATGATACCTGTATATGTAGATAACGCCTTATTATATCAAAATAGGGATATTTGTGTCAAATTTGAAAGGTTTCATCTTAAAATATCCCTATTTTGATTGTAAAATATACAATAAATCAAACTCTTTTTGCCTATAGGGCATACTCGAAAATTCAATTCATTTAAAATATTGATTTTTAGCAAGTTATCTGTTTTTATTTCAAAAACTCGATTTTTTAGAGTGATTAAAAATTATACAATAAGTCAATTTGCCTATTTTAGTGTCAAAAATGAAAAGTTTTGAGGTTTTACGGGTGAAAATAGGTGCATTTTGGTATTAGTATAGCTCTTAAAAATGGGTCGTACATGGTGCGTTGCAGCACCATAGAGCCATTTTTAAAAACAATAGATATATAACTCCCGTAAAAAAGAAAGGCAATGTATAGAGTATAAAAATAGATATAGAAGATGATCAACAACTATAGGAATAGAAGCGAAAAGTAGACAGCAAACACAATCGCAAACACTCCGAATACCGCTTGAATAGTGGAAGAGGTAGGATAATAGAGGGAATGAAGGGAAGGTGTTTTGTGTAGGGTGATGGCAGGTGAGGCGGGATAATCTCACATACATAAATCTAAAGACATAAATCTAAAGACATAAAAACACATACATAACATACACAAAAGTCCTTTACAAAAGATAATCACATATACCAACAAATCACATTTTACACCTACCTACCTAACATTTTCATATTTACATTCCTTTGATTTCCTTCTTTTCTCTTTTTCCTATTCGTTATAACTTTTAGTTATAGGTTTTTCGACATGCTTTTTCTATTCTTTTTCTTTTATTTTGATAGGTATTTGTGTAATTTGTTGATATTCAAATAATTGTGTATCATGCTATTTAGATTAATTCTAAATAAGGTTTTCTTTATTGGTATTAAGTTATAACTATTTGTTTTAAAATTGAGGTTCCGCCCGCGCCGGCGCGCTTTCGCTTCGCCTCAATTTTGATATAAGTAACAAACAAAACAAAGAAAAATCATCAAATTAACCTTTCTTAACTATAAAACCTTTGGTATGTAACATTAAAGTGTTACATTTGTATCAAAGAAAAGAACTAATAATAACAACTAATTAAACAACAAAGTTATGAAAGCAACAAGTATTAGAGCAAAGCAAATGCAAGTGTTAATCAACAACGAAGAAGAAAGATTTAACGATCAACCGGCGATCACAAATAACGGTGATAGCAAGGAAACTTCTATTTCCTTTGAAGGTAAAGCAATCAAAATTAAATGCTTACTTGCAAACACAAAGGTATGTAAGTGGGATAAAAAATACCCGGAAAATCATAACCACTACATTATAACAGCGAGCTGTGAGGGCAAAAGATTATCTTTTGATTGGTTTGATAGCTTCCAAAATTTTAAAATTGATAATATAGATAAAAGTAGGGAGGATATAATAGAGATGTTTTATTCATTTTTGCAAGATATTCTTTATAAAAATGAATATTCGGACAAAAACGACTTTTACAAAGGAGATGGGAATACGCCTGCTTTGTGGAATACCTTATGCAAGCAAGAAAATAAATATAATAGAGTGTTTGAAGGCGTTGACATTTACGAACTTGCAAACAATTTACAAGAAACATTTGATTTTTAACGATTTAAAGCGATAAGGATATGAAAACAAAGTATATTTATAAGGGTGAAGAAATTTTACACAGTACGTTTATTTCTCTATGTCGAAAAATTGGCGTAAACGGTGGAAGAAAATTTACTACTTTGGAAAAATTGCAGCAGGAAGCAAATAAAGGGAATAAAAAAGCAATTGAATTATTGTCAAATTTGCAAATACAATGAAACGCGTATATAAATGGATAGTTGGCGGGCTGGAGTTCTCCAGCCTTCAAAAAGCAAAGCAATTTTGCAGGGAAAGTAAAACAGGTGCTAAAGGCATTTGTGGAGTTGACAGGAACGGAAATAATGTAACTTTTACACCTATTGAGAGCACAAATCGCGGCATTTCCTTTGGAAAGTCCTATAAAATAAATGTAAATAATACACTTTAATAAACAGTTAAACAACAAAGTTATGAAGATGAAGGCTATACAAGTAATATTGGAAGGGTTGAAAGTGGTATTTATTTCTTTCGTTATCGCTCTTATTGTTCTATTTGTTGATGAAAGGAACTTTTTGCATGTTATCTTATCTATCCCTATTGTTTTGTTTTTACTTTATATTTTGATTGAAAAGTCATTTATAAGTAACAAACAAAACAAAGAAAAATCATCAAATTAACCTTTCTTAACTATAAAACCTTTGGTATGTAACATTAAAGTGTTGCATTTGTATCAAAGAAAAGAACTAATAACAATATAATAACATAAACAAATAAAGATCATGAGAACAAAAGAACAAATTTTTGAATTTATTGCCACTGAACTGAAAAACAACAATACTATTGTTGTAGCAACTTTGGGCAATGGAGGTGGTGGATTAACCCTATTACAGGGTGATTGTGCAGAATTTATTGAGGAGCTTAAAACCTACTCTTTTGACGGAAAAGAAAAGGCGTTTAAAAATGAATTTGAAGCATATAACTTTGTCCGAGACAAAGAGAATGAAAGTTACTTTGCTTTTAATGTCTCTGACTATACGGATGATATGATAGAAGTAACCGGACTCGACTTGGAAAGCATCTCATCTAAAGTAAAACAGGATAGCTCAAAAGAGTTAAAAGTTATACAGGATATAAAGCTATATGATAAAACCGGGAAAATAGTGTTTACTTATGGTGATGGAAATACAAATACTATAATAGAAACAACTTTCAACGGCGACAGTGTGTTGCAAAGTGTATTACAAAAGATAAACGAAAGCATGTAACGCTATGATCCGGTTAAACAAATTCCTTTCCTTGTTTGTCTCTAAAAGGCAGATAAGGAAAGAAAAAGGAAAGAATAGAATGAAGTATTACACAAAAGACAATGTTAAGTTTGTAACATGGAAATACAATGCCGGCGTGCCGTGCTTCTATTTGAACAAATCTGTAGATATTGTGAATGTACTTCTATTGAATGATTCAAAAAAGTTACAAGGTTTTTTCTGTAAAGGATATTTTGTAAAGAATATCCTAAAGAAAAACAAAAAGAAATTTTTGCCGGGCAACTTTTATCAGTTCCTTTATAAATTGGTATATGTCGGCTACAAAATAGAAAACGGAGAAAGACTGAAAATGTATCAGCTTAAAGAGGTTGCATATTTTGAAAGTGTTTAGCCTTTCCAAAGAAAAAGATTTGTATATCTTTGCTATGTGTAGAAAATTTTATGTTTGTTATATTATTAGTTTAGTTATTCAATTGGTATTTAGTAGTTTAATTAGTTTATGTTATTATTTTGTCCTTACCGGTACGCGATGTATAGGTAAGGACTTTTGTTTTTGTCCTTTCTTTAGTGTAGTTTTGTCACATAATAAAAACAACCATTAAATTTTTGTCAAAATGAAGTTACAAAAGTCTGTAGACAAACCTTCTATAGTTTGCGATAACTGTAGATACAAAATCGAATGTCCTTATGTGGACAAATCAGAATGTTTTGAATATAATAGTGCACAGCTTTCCAAATCTCAAATCGAAGAATTGAACAATGCAGAAGGGGAAACAACTTACTAATAAAGATTTACCGGCTATTTCCCAAAAGGACTTTGTGGAAATAATAGAACAAGCTCCAGAAGTGATCCAGACCGCTTCCAGTGAGCTAAAAAACGCTTTTGTCGCTTTGGAAACGGCAGAAAGGGCACTTTCTGAATCGTCTTACCGTTTCTTTGTCTTTGAAGGTAAAGACGGGGAGGAGATTACAGCCGATTTGAAAAGTTATTCTGCGAAGGGTTTCATTCTTCGTCACGGTGGGAAAGAATCAGATGTAAAGAAAGCACAACGACATAAAGAAATGTATGTTATGCCTCTCATAGAAGAAATAAAGAGGTGCAAAGAGGTATTCAACGACATTTATCGAAAAGAAATGCTTTCTTCCGTCACGCCGGAGATCATGTCCTATATCGTGAAACTGTTTGGGGAGATGAACGGCGTTGATGATGTCCAGAAAATCCTAAAGGAAGAAAAGAAGATAAAACTTACCCAAAAGGAACTGCAAGCCATCTTCGCCAAAAAGAAAGCGGAAATCGAAAGCAAACGTGCCGTATTTCTTGCTTCATCCAATCAATATAAGGTGGCAACGGAAGCCGGTAGGCTACAGATCATAAACACTATCATAATAGACCTACAGCACCGGTATCAAAAATACCTTGCAGAAGAAAAGGAAGAAAAGGCATTGATATTCGAGCGGGAAATAAGAAACATGCTCGAACAAGCCCGGAAAGAAGTAAAAGGCAATGAACTAAAGCTGACTGTAGACGGGAAAATAGACATTGTCGCTACTTTGCACGGGCAGGAAAACGTTTCTCGTGTGTTCCGTACACTTCCCATCAATTCTATTATAATAGGTCTCGTCGCTGCAAAATCAGGTCTTGACCCCACTGTATTGGTACATCAGCTTGCAACAAGCTACTATAAGGACTTCAATGGTTTCAATAAAACTATTCTGGGTAGGGAAAAGATTATGCTTCCGGGCGATCTGATCCGTGCAGCCAATTGGGAAGAACTGGAAAAGCAAAACAAGAAGTTCTTAGACGAAATGACGCCTTATGAAGTGCAGGAGGCTACTTATATAGATGATGAAAGAAAAGCCTCTGTAAAGGACAGATTAAAAACTTTACGACTTAAATAGGGAAAGGGAGCTATGACGAACAAGGAAAGAAAGATAAACCTCTATATAAAAAGAGTGGAAAGGTTTAATGAGCTTTGTCCTTCCAACGGGTTCCTGTGGGGAAGTACGATCATAAAACCTATTACAAGACGGAATTTGAAAATAGCTCTGTCGGAAGAAAAAGAAGAAAGCATAGACCGGAAGATAAAAGGAGTAGAAAAGTTTATAAAGTATCTGGAAGGTGATGCAGGCAGTGATGGAAGGAAAAGAATGCTGCCGGAACTGAAAAAGTATCTGGTAAACGTAAAGGACGCGAAAATAAAAATATCCCCATCTATAAAAGTATTTGTAAACGGGGATATGAGATCACGTCTGTCTCTTTTGGAAAAGAAAGACGGGAAATGGACTGTATCGGATTATAGGGGAACGGTACTGAAATTGAAAAACCAGGAATCAGCCCTTCAAAGAGAAATCCTATTTAGACTAAAAGCAAAATACGACCGGTCGATCATACCCAATACAAAAACTATTTTCCGGGCTTATTCTTAACCCAGATACATCTCTCCATGAAGTTCGGGATATTTGGAATCACGCATAATGTTCCGTACCTTTGTCTTTGTCCAAGCAGGAACAGCATTCTTTACCGGAATGATCATAGGTTTCTTTTTGGGAGTTTCAATATTCTTCTTTTCGTAAGGCATACTATTAGTTTTTAAAGACGAAAGGGCTAAGAACCGATTTTTACAGATTGTGTTCAAAGCCCTTTCTTGATTAACGTAATTTACTAACAACGAGATTGTTAATGTACCTACTCTGTTAAGGATTTTCGGCATCCTCCTTTATTAAAACTTAGATTTGTTCATAGAGGAATTTAGAATAGATTTTTGCTATTTCATGCTCTCACCTCCTTTCTTTTAATGGGTTTGCAACTCGATTAACTATAAACAATTATACAGGTATATATTTCTTACTCAATTGTGATCCAAATATCTTCCCCTTTGTCCTGTGCTTCTTTTAGAATAGCAACAATTTTTTGTTCATAAGGTGTGGAATTGATAACTTTCCCTTTCACCTTGTTTTCCCCCACAAGAATACAGCCGGAGCTATCCTTGTCTGTATTCCCTCTGTGGATTCTAATACCCTCAAAATGAGGGACGTCCAGCAATAAGGGTAGTTCTCTTTTAAACCGGGGAGACATATTTACAACAACTTTGTATCGTCCGTAAGGAATAGCGGATTCGCCATATACTTTTGTTTCCCCGTTGTCAAATTTACCGGACTTGTCCTTGTCTCTTACACGATCTTCCAAGGTGTCACAAAAATAAGTCTCATCAATGTACATCTTTCCTATTGTATAGGGATAATCAATAGGTGTTATTCTTTTTACTTTAATCTCCATAATCAATTGATTTTTAAAAGTTTATAATAAATCAAGCATGTCTTCTACTGTCACTTCCTTTAGGTTTATGTCGGGATATTCGTCTTTGATCAGTTCGTCTATGTATTCTACATCTTCAAACTTTTCCTGCTGGATCAAGAGATTTCTAAATCCTATGAGATAGTTAAGCCTTACAGAATCAATTCTTGAATCTATTGCCATGCAGTAGTGTCTCAAGTTCTTAACTCTCAACCAAAGAACAAATACAGTCCCCAATAGGAAAACCGTTATTATTCCCAGAATTATAATGCAAATTGTCGAAAATTCCATATCTTTTATCGTTTGTAAGCCATTTTTTCTAACTCCACAGTAGTTATGTTCTCCGGGATTATTTTAAGGCGTTTGTAACGTCCTCTTTCAATCCGTTCTATAAATCCTGCCCTGTAAAGATAAGTAATAGTTTTTCTAAGTGTACCGTTAAAGAATAAATTACATTTGGAGATGTCGTAAAATTCAAACGGACGATCCATGGAATTAATATGTCTAATAAGTTTTTGAAGCTCTGTTTCTTTCTTTCTGCTCATGTCTTGTTGCTTTTAAATTGTACTTGTGAAAAGTAGGGAAAGATTATTTTCCTAAACCGTCTTCCCCTTTAAAATCATCTAACTTAAATTACTATGGAAAATACAAAAACTGTTTTTATTCTATCATATAACCGAATATATGTTTTATGACTTCTACTGTCCATCCGTTACCCAGCATCTTGTATTTCTGAGTGTTGCTGCATTTCCATTGATACCATTCCGGTATGGTTTGAAGGCGTGTGCACTCCGTTGGTGTCAGTCGGCGGAGATGCCCACACGACATACATATTTCTCTAAAGGGGAGCGGATTTTGGGAGCAAGAACCTGCCCTTCCCTTTCTGTCCGTCCTACGGGGAGCGAAACAAACATAGTCCGTAGACAGATTTCCTTTGACCTGCGCTGTAGCTGTCAGGCAGCGGCTTTTGTCGTTGTCTCCCAGTATTTTTATGTCGGTATTCCGTTTCTCGCCATGCCTTTTCAACCAGCTCATCATCTTTTCACTCAAGTAGTATTTCTCCTCTACTTCTTCCTCTACGATATGCCGAAAAAATATTTCTCGGTCTTTAGGCTGCGGGATGTTCCCGCCATCTATGTTTGTCCAATAAATCCTTTTTCTGTTTTGAGCAGATACAAGAGATGAATTAATATGGATACCTTGTGTTCCAATGGCTTTATTAAAAACAGACTCCCATTTCTTCCCCATTTCTACATTTTCCAATAGAAATAATACATTTGGATTGTATTCTCTTATTTCCGTAAGTATTCTCATGTACTCCCAGAATAAATAGGATTGCCCTTCAAATTCAAAGCCTTGTTCTTTTAGTTCAATGTATTGATCGAGCGATAGGATTTCAATATTTTCTTTTGTACAAAGACCTTTTCTTGTCCCTGCAAACGAAAGATTGGTGCATGGCGACCCTCCTATTAATAAGTCAATGGGTTGTAAATCCAATACATTGACTTTCTTAACGTCACCTATTTGAATTGTATTGGGAAAATTGAGTTGTGTTTGTGCAATGGCAAATTTATCTATTTCAGAAGCATAATAAATGTCGATGAAAATATTCAATTCCTTTAATGCTATTTGTCCGCATGACATTCCATCAAATAAACTAAGTACATTCATTTTTCGTCTGTTTTAAGATATTCTTCGATTTCCGTTAGTGTAACGGTTTTAATTACTAATTCGTTTATTGTGGGAAGAAAATCGAAATACTTCTTTACAATCGAGATTGCTTCTACATCTGATGCGGATTGAACCATCAAAGAGACCTTTTGCATTCTGATTTTCCCTTTAGGGGTCGCTTCTGGATAGTAGGAAACGACTTTGAAAAATTTCTCTCCCTCTCCTACTACAGAAATAATGTCTGTTTCCTTGATAGGAGAAATCCTAAAATCTTCATTTGTTTCTTTGCTTCCCCAATCAGTAGTGATCGCTTCTACTTCCGTATAGGTGTAAGCCCTGACAAGAATAGTTCTTTTAACAGGTATTCTTGGCGGTTTAAAACCGTCTGGATTGTCTGTCCAGTAATTTATAGTTGATTCGAAATACATACTGTCATTAGATTAATGATTGTAAAATAATTCCTTTTGTAAAATCGCATTCTTCGCTACCTCTTGGAATGATAACGAAATTCTTAGACGGTGATTCCATCTTAAAATTGTAGGTTATTTCCGGGTCGGGAAGGAAAGATGCTTTTTCTATGTACAGAAACTTTTTGGCTTTCTTTCTCCATGCGGAAAAATCATAGGAGAAAAGCGGTATCCCTTCTGCCGACAACAAAGACATCCAGTTTCCCCACATATCCATTACAAGAAGTCCTGCTGTTGCCTTGAAGCTGTCGCCGGTATTTAAAGTAAAATTCATTACATGGTTGTAACCGTCTTTGATACACTCTGCAAGCTCCCTCCCAAATTCTGAATGATTTTTTAATGTGACTGCAAGAGTGAGATGCCCGGTTTCATATATCTCATCACATCTCATGGCTCTTGCGTCACTGTCTAAAGCAACAAGGACATCTTTTGTGATTCCGTCATTCTTCCCCATCTTCCTTTTTATTAGGGATAAGAAGAACGGATGGTACGCCATTACAGCCTTGGTTCAAAGGTATCTCATTCCATTTGCCTTTTGTAATGGCTTTCACTTTCAAGAATACATCCAAAGGAACACCCAACATTAACGGTTGCGGTTTATAGGAATGATCCTTTCTCCATTTTGCCATTTGAAGCTCGATGTTTGTCTTTACAGCTTCCATAGAAGGTAAATAAGATCCCAGCTCTTCTATTTTGCTTGCATTGAAAAGCGAAATTTTCCCATTTTCATGAGGGACAATGATATAAAATTTATTCTTTTTCATCTTCTTAGTTTTTGATGTTGCAAATGTAACATTATACTGTTACATAATCGCTCTTTTATAGTTAAAATACGTAAAATTGTCAGTTTTTCTTTCTTTTGTTTGTTACTTATAAAGGCGATTCTTCTGTATTTATATGGCAATAAACCAGTTCTTCCTTTGCCCTTGTAATAGCAACGAACTTCAAGCAATCCTCTGCATACAAGGCTTTAGGTGTCTTTGCAAACTTGGAAGGAATTAATTCAGGATTTAAAAAGAAAACCCGTTTTGCTTCCAACCCTTTGCTTTTGTGTATGGTAGAAAGAATGATGCCGGTTTTATCGTCAGAGAAAATGTTTTTGATCTTTTGTTTCAAAGCTAAAAAAGAACCGGGAAAACGTTTGTACAGGGTTTCAATGATGGAAACTTTTTCTTTCAATGCCAAATAAGAAGCATTGTTGATAATAGCGATTTCGGATAAACCTCTTTTTTTCAATTTAGAGGCTTTGTCTTCCAATAGGAGGTACAGGTCATCCAAACAGCTTTGATTATCCATCAGCCGACAAAGATTTTCCCCGAAGTCCCGTCCCATGATGGATGCTTTCTTTCCTCTTTCCAGCAACATAATAAAAGTGACAACTAAAGGATAATTGTTCCTACAAAGAATAAAATCCCCATTTTCAGCTTCAAAAATGTCACCACTTCTTACAATGCCTTCTTTTGCTGTGGGAACACATTCTGTACCAGGAAACACTTTATTCGCTACTTCGACAATTTTCTTTGCACATCTGTAAGTAGCAGAAAGTGGGAGGCAAATTGTATTCGGCATTTCTTTTATGGAATTAAACACGTCCAAGTCAGAACCCATGAAGTTATAAATAAGCTGTTTTGAATCTCCTACAGCAACAAATCTTCCTCTTGGTTTGATATATCTTTGTAAAATTTCCTTTTGAAGTGTAAATAAATCCTGACAATTGTGTACAACTATACCGTCATTTGCATTTTTACCTTTATCAATATTTGTGGTAAGCCCACTTGTAATGATAAAATTATGATTGTCTTCCACTTCTATATCAAAGACCTCTCCCATTTTTCCTTCTTTTGCAATGTTGGTTACACAAACATTACCTTCGTTGAGAATAGACATGTCCCATTTATATGATCCGGCAAAATGCTGATAATCTTTTGGTATTTTATATTTCATTGAAGGATGCACATAGGGTGTAATGTTTTCAAAAAATATTTGCCAAGAAGATGCACTAATATATAGATACCAATAGGTTTTCCCGGATGAAGAAGATTTTGATTCACGTATTTTATTTTGAATACCCATGATGGTCATTCTTTTAGAAAGGATTCCAATAAGTTTTTTGGATGTCGCACAGCTATACAGATAAACGCTTGATCCGTTGAAGGAGCCATCATCCATATATAAAATCGCCAATTGTTTAAATGACAATCTTTTTAGGATATTCTCTTTATTCATTTCCTCTGGATAAAAACATATTCCTCTTGTGCTAAATCTATAAGCTATTTTTTTGGAAAATCCATTTTCAGTAAGTATTTCTATATCATCGTATCTTCCTAACAAACAGCTTTTCCAAAAGAGATATTCCAATTGCTTTTCTCCGTGTATAAAAGAACATCTATAAGTATTTAAAGATATCTTTTTTAAACTTCCATCTCCTATGCTACTTATTAATACAAAATCTTTTTGGTCTTGATTTAAACTTCTGTGATATGGCTGATCCGAAGTGCTTGATATCAGAATTTCACCTATACTTAATTCATCTGCCCTTTTCCATCCTTGCGCAGTAAGGAACAAATGATTAAAAGTACACTCTATCTTTCTTTTCCCGGCCACAGTAATTTTCATTACTTCCCTGTGTCCTTTTGAGCTTGCGTTTAGAACTTTTTTTAGTTCAAACTTTCTTTCTTGTTCATTGTAAGATTTAACTAAAATTATTTCACCATTGTTTATTCTACTTGTAATTTCATCTATCCTCATTTTCCCATTACTTGTTGCAACGCAAGTTTTGCCCACAAAACATTCATCAGCCATTACAACTTGATACTTAGGAAAGTTCATTTCATCTACAAAATTATAAGGAATCCATAACATGTCCGGAAAATCCATTTTGAAAGATTTGTTGTCTTGTATTTTAGCACAATCTTTTCTCCACCTTTCATTGATTTTATTCAGATCATTTATCATTGAATCTTCATAATCCAGATCATATTCAATGCAAAGCGCAGAGACATTTCTTTCGTTGATTTCACAAAGCGACAGCCTAATCTTTTCCCATAATTCTTGTAAGGCAAAATAATATCGCATTTTCTCTTTGTACTCCTTTTTTCTAAAATCAAATAATTCCATACAAAGAGAAAAGCATTTGTTTTCTTCAAGCTGCATTCGGAATCGAAAATTTTTCATTAACGTACGAAGTCCCATTGAATGAAAAGTGTTGCACTCTACTGTAGTAGGTAGTTTTGTTTTTAGCTCTTCTGCAATACTTTTGTTAAAAGCCATAAACAAACAACTTGTACCTTCTTTTGTCCGATTGCATAACTCTTTGAGTGTAAATGTTTTACCGCTACCCGGTGCAGCTTCTACTACTATGTTTTTATTGGTATTTTCGTAAGCATCGAAAATAGCCAATTGATACTTGCTCCATTCCATAATTCTTTTCGTTTGCTTTTATTGTTGTTAATCTTCTTTTCTTAGATAATGAAGGAACTCAAATGGCTCTCTTATACCATCTAAATATTCTTCGTCCCATTCGTTATCGTACGCTTCCCTTTCAAAAGAAATGTTTCGATAAGCCTCTTTGAAGTTCTTGTATTGGATCAATCTTACGATCCACTCTATCCCATACCATAAGAAAAAAGGTAGGATAAGAAGCTCTATTTGCTGTTTTAGATGAATGGATTCATGGTTTATTGTTGTTTTTCCCAACGGTTTGTACTTTTTCCTTGCGAAAATAAAAGGAAAAACAGTCATTGCTGCATATCCCTTAAAAGGGATCAGATTGTTATACACGACGATCTTTTTCATACTTACTGAATTTTTTATAATCTGCCAAATAATCAGCAATGAAATTTCCACAAACAATAGGATCATTGTAATCTTTCCTATGTCCCGGAATCCATTTGACCTTTATTCTTAATTTTGTGTGCTCCAAAACTTCCATGAAGATTTTCTCCCACAAGTCCTGATTTTCTACACACAAGTCCTCTTTCACCCAGTCTACAAATCTGTATCTCAATTGATCAGCCACATACTGACTATCTATATAGAAGGTAACGGTTGCCCTTAAATCCTTCCTAATAGCCTTTAAAGCCATTAGAACAGCTTCCGTTTCCCTTCTGCCTATAGTGGTATGAGAAAACCCTTTTCTTATGTGATACTCTTTGTCTTTCCATTTGATATAAACAGCAGAACCACCCAATCTTTTAGGATGTTTTGCATAGCAACTGCCGTCCGTCCAAACTTCAAGAACCTTTCCTTTTCTTTGCTTTTTCGCCATACTTCTTTAAAATCATCAAACTTGAATCATCCTCAAAACCCTTGTTCAACATATCGGTAACCGACTTCTTGTTTTTCAGCATTTCCCATAAATCCTTGTCTATGGTAGAAGAAGAAAGCAGGTATTGAATTGTGACCGGGTTTTGTTGTCCGCTTCTCTCCAATCTTCCTATTACCTGTACAAGATCACTTGGACGAGGTGGCAGTTCCAAAATAGCCATGTTCGAGCAAACCTTTTGAAGTCCATCTACTCCAGTACCTAAGCATCCTATATTGGCAAATAAAAGTCTTTTGGAAGGATCAGAAGAAAAGTCAGACAATGTTTTTTCTCTTTTCTTTCCAGTTGTCTCACCTATAACAAGCAGGCTGTTCTTGAAAAATTTTTGTATATCTTTCAAAATAGTGGAATGAGAACCGAATACGAGCAATTTATCGTCTTCGTTTGCTTCTAACCATTCTTCTATCCACTTTTTAATTGCCTTTACCTTTCCTTCTAAAGAAAGTTGTTTTAGAAGATTCATCTTTACCAGAAACTCTGCCCTTGCTGCCTTTTCTACCCTTTCTTCATCTTTGAAATGCTTAAAGATAAATTCCAACAAATCTTCTTCCGCGGACTTGTAAGCCTTCTTGTTGGTTATCTCGCATTCTATCATGTTTTCGGTTACAGGCGGAAGTTCTTTTAAAGCATCCCGTTTGCTTACATGGAAATAGCAACATTTGGTGAGAAGATCATTCAGTTCCTTGATATTGGAAGCTCCTGTTAAATCCATTCCAAAAAAAGTTTCTTTCATGTTGCAATACCTTTCAAAGAAATAGTGATGATAGGGATCATTCGGCGCAATCTCTTTCAATCTTCCTATAAGTGCAAGTATGTTCAATAGTTCTGCCGGACGGTTCATGATAAGCGTACCGGTTAATCCTATGATAGCAGAAGATTTCCCTGCTAACTTCTTAAACGTCTTGCTCCGTATGGATTTCCTGTTTTTCAGAAAATGAATTTCATCAGCTACGACAAGTGAAAATTTCTTTTTCTTCATCCCGTCCAGCCTTACTTCGATAGAGGTCTTACCGTTCTTCTCCGTTCTTTTCCCCAGAATATCGTAATTGATCACAAGGACATCAGCATCAAAATCTTCGGCTGGCGAAGTGGTGGAAATAACAGATACCTGTCTATTTGGATTTGCTTCTTTCCACTCTCTCAACCAACCGGATTTTACAGAAGCCGGACAGACTACCATACAAGGAAAAAGATCAAGCATTTCAGCATAGAGAACAGAACATAGACTTTTGCCTGTCCCCACCGAAGAGCCATTTACATGATTTCCGTGATTGATAGCATAGTAAAGATAGTCCATTTGATAGTTTCTCGGCTTTTTTAAGAGAGAAAGTCCTTCTATCAATAGTTTTATATCCTTTCTTGACAAAAGTTCCTCAAAAGGCTTTATTTCAGCTTTGCAACCTGTACGAACAATAGAAAGAGGATCGACTTCTTCTATTCCACAATCCGATACAAATTCTTTGAGCAGAATCTCTTTTGCGGGATCAGATTTAATATATAACTCCTTGTTGGTAGAATTTCTTTTGTAAGAAGAAATAAATTTAAGCCTAATCAGAGCTTCCTTGTCCAATCCGGCAAAATACCAATAATCCTTTTCCTTGTAATAGTACATCATTGATTTAACTTTATGTATTTACCCGGTAACGATAAATTTTTAAGAATACCATCAGCTTTGCCACCATAAGCAACGAAGCAATTATTTGCATTAGGACTTCTTCCTTCTTCCCCATTTATATCGATAAACCTAATTCTTTTCCTTAGAAAATAAATAGAAGTGGCTTTATCCCACACAAATTCATGAAACATTGTATTTCCCACCTTTGAATAAATAAGAGCTATACCGTTTCCATGTTCAGAAATTTTCTTTACAAATAGTTTAAGTTCTGGTTGAGAGTAAGGTGGATTAAGAAATACAAACCCTTTCCAATCCTGCACAAGCCCATCATCTTCTTTGGTAAAGCATTTCTTTGCAGTGTACCAATCTTTTTTAGGAGCACAAGGATCAAGATCAAAATCATTTCCTAACGCTTCTAAAATGTAAGGTGGTGTGTACCATTCTACTGTTGCAGCTTTACCACATCCAAATTTGGTTTCAAAATTCGTGTTCATTTCTTTCTATTGTCTATAAATTCAAAATAATATTTGTCATTCTTACACTTAATCTTCTTAATGATACAGAAATTCTTGATATTGACTTTTCCGTCTCTTTCCAGTTTGTCGAATATGACTTCAAAGAGTAGGGAGATAATTTTGTCCACAGACCGCATGGAAATAAAACTTCTGGCATTTGTTCTAAACCCGGCTTTATTCAATGCTTTCATGAAGTTGAAAGTTACCTCCCTGTAAATCTTATTCATTCGTTTTTATGTCAAATTAAACTACTCGAATTGATCGTCTTCATTAGGATCATAAGTTTCTTCATCCTCGAAGTCATTGATCCAGTCTTCTATATCTCTTTCCATCCTATTTTGATTTCAAATTCTTCCGGTGTCAAAATAGGAATGTTCAAATCCTTTGCTTTCTTCACTTTGGACGAAGAACTTTCCTTGTCTTTCGTTACAAGAATTGTGGTGTTTTTGGATACACCGGAAACAACTTTGTGTCCTTCTTTTGCAAGACGTTCTTCCCACTGTTTATTTCTGAATCCTGTAAAGCAAACTGATTCGGGATTGTCGTTTTCCACCGTTTCTTCTTGGATAAAAGAAATAGAAACAGGTGTACCACTGCAAAGATCAAAGAATGCCTTTAGTCCGTCATTGAAAGATTTTGCAGTAGTCTCGGCAATACCATCAATAGAAAGCAAGTCTTTCATAGGAACTTCCTCGTTTTCGAACATATAGTCTATCTGGTCTTTGGTGAGGCTGTTGAAAATCATCTGGCAAGTCTTTTCTCCTATTACACCACCGAACACATTGTAAGCAGTCAGAACTCTTGCAAAAGGAACTCCATCGTCTACATAGGAATCAAATTGCTTTCGCAGTTTTTTGGAAAGGCTTTTACCTATTCCTTCGATCTTTTCAAGTTCCTCTTTTGTTACGTTTATGATGTCCTCGATAAAGAAAAGTCCACCTTTATAGAGTTTTCTTACAGTTGCTTCCTGCATTTCTTCCGTACCCAATGTAGCAAAGAAATAGACAAGTTGCTTTATCGCTTTTTCATCACAATTAGGATTTAAACAAACAAGGTCGGTTAGGGTTGCATCCCATTTCAAAGGTTCTCCACAAGAAGGACAGAACATCATGCTGTCACACATCCCCTCAAAGCACTCAATACTGTATTTTAACGTTTCCAAGTGTTTGGGGATAACATCTCCACTTCTTGTGACCACTATATAAGCATTAGGGCAAATATGGTTATCAGTAATGTATTTTGCATTGTAACCGGTACAGCGTGTAACCGTAGCACCATCAAATTCAACCGGTTCAAAAACGATTACAGGTTTGCTTTTGCCATCTTTTGAAATACCCCACTCGATAGAAGTAACTTTGGTTGTGTATCTTTCCTGCCAATCCGGGTTTTTGTAAGCAATCGCGTAACGCGGATTCCCGTTAGGAAGCCGTCCCAAAGTCCTACGAATGTTTTTGTCGTCCACTTCAATTACAAGGCCGTCACATTTGAAATTTTTGGTAAGCTCAAACAGTTCATTCAAGTAATCAAAAGCGGATTTTTCGTCATCGAAAATAGAAGCAGAAGTCACCCAATACTGCGTAGCATACGGTTCATAGGTATTGTAAAGCTCTGCAAGTTGCAAAGATTTGTCCCTATCCAAGTCCATGATACCGTATCGGATATAAGCGGTGTTCCCTAAAACCTGCGGATTCATTTCGTCTGCATTGAAAGCTCCTGCCACAGAATTTCTTGCACTTTTGTAACCAAGAGGTTTTACGTTTTTCAAAAACATACCGACAGGAATAATGGCTTCACCAAAAGTAAAGCAAGATTTCTTTCCCATAGGGTTGCCATGATTGACATATTCGTAATGCCGGTCACTTCTTTGTCCTTCTACTCCGTCACCTCTTGTCCAGCATTCATTTGTCGATTCGTCCACCAAAAGGGAAATGCCGTCATATTTAGGTGTAATGACAATTTTGTCGTTTGGGTGAAGTTCCCATACATCTTTGACCCATCTTCTGATCTCACTGATTGTTTTTACCTTTTCCAAAGAAAACATAGGATATGGCAACTTTTCCATCCGGTCACCTTTTTTGTTTTCTTCAATGATAGGCTTTGTCAGGATTTCACTATCAGGATATTCCTTTTTCAATTGATCAACCAAAAGATCATACTCCTTATCGCTCATAATAGGAGCACCTTCTCTGTATTTTTGGTTGGCTTCTATGATTTTGCCTTCCAGTTCTTTTTGCTTCTTTGTCATGATTTTTATTTGTCTAAGGATAAAAGGAATGCTCTGGTATTCTCTACAGAATCACACTTGTTTTCTTCTTTTTGCTTACCCTTGATTTCTATCAAAATCTTATAGGCTTCCGGGAAGTTGTCTTGCAATTGTTTTTCTGTTTTGATATGATCAAGAGCGCAAGCAACCCTGTTTATGGTTTCGTTTTTCAGCTTTTTAAGCTCATACGCTTTCTTGCTCCATTCCAAAATATCTTTTTCGAAATAGCGTTTCAAATCGTCCATGTATTCATCCCAGAACATCCTGGGCATCCCTATTCCATCCAAAGGAATAGCCCTATGGATGGTTACATTCTTTGTTTTTAGAAGTTCGTTTGTCGGGATATTTTTGTAAAACAAAAGTGGTTGCATGGACGGATATCTGTCTACAATGGATTTTATTTCTGGCGGAAGAATATCATCCACTCTATCTTGCAATTGTGCTCCAATTGCCGCCAAATAATCACTCAATTTCTTTTCTACTTTTTGGACAAATTGATTTCTAATCATTTCTTTGTCCGCTACTAATAGTTTAGCCATAATCTCAAATTCTTTTCGTTACTTTTAGTAATACAAACAATGCAATCAGAATCGTAAAAGCACCTATTCCCATTCCTCCTAAAAAAGAAAGTAATCTGTTGGGAGCTGCCTTTACTTCTTCTTTCAAGTTTCCGTTTTCTTCACTTATCTTGGACAGTCTTTCTTTGAGGCTTTTTACAACCAATTCCAGACTATCGCAAGAAGCTGTTACAATAATGGTGTCACCTACTTTCTGAACAATCACATTTGCTTGTCCCTTGCTTGTTTCCCTCTTTTCCCCATCTTCCATTTTTTGAGGATTGATAGTGAGGTTTACAATTGAATAGGGAATCTTTACAAGCGTGTCTGTCAGTTCTCTTTCCCAGAATAGGGAATCTTTTAATGTGAAGTTATAATTTGTCTTTTGGGAAGGGCGGGATTTGCACCCACCCAAACCAATAAAACAACAAAATAACAAACAAAAAGCAATTACCGAATTTCTTTTCATCATATACTTTCTTTTATGATTGCCGATTTCAAAAATCCTGTTATTCCTATCCTTAGGGATTTCAGTTTTCCATTTCGAATAACATCCAGTTCAATGTTTCTAAAATCCCTTGCCACCCTCACACCTTTGATTGTGGCTTCTTCTATTCCGGGAAGTTCTATTGTCTTATCTCTCAATCTGTTTAGGATACAGTTATTCTTCGAGTTCATGCGGTTTTAATACACTTTTGTAAATCACGAAGTTCTCATGTCCGAAACTGATAGAGACGGAATCACATTCTTTTACCCATCCCCTTATTGTTTCTTCCGAATAATTGAAAAGGATGTCTTTTAGAATAATATCTGTAACGTCCCTTCCAATTGCTTCGTTTTGGTAAAAGTCCCTTGTCTTCCCGTTGAAGTTGTCTAAAAGGATGGCTCTTTCCATCTTTCCGTCTGCCGACATAATAGCAAGAACAGGCTTCTTTCCTATTCGTTGCATATGACTGATAGCTATATAAGAATTACGTTCCATGGTTGATATTTATTTTATGTTCAACACGTTCTTAATTGTTTTCTCTTGATAGAAGCGTTTTCTATCCTCACTTCCGTCTTTCTTTGAAAAGTCGTTTGCCCTTTTCTTTAACATCTTCGCTTTGTTCTCGGTGGACATCATTTTAAATTCTCCTATGGAAATATCGGGAACTGTTTCGTTCTTTTCTTCTTCATAGGAAACTTGAATGCCACATACCGGACATTTGGGAAGATTTGAAGGGACAAGTTTATTGTACCGAAAGACGAACTTTGCATTTGTCATGGGAGATTTTATCCCAAACCTTTCGCAGTTTTCATTATCACAATAAATTCTTATCATTTTGAATCTGTTTGATTTTGTCCTTCAAAAGAGAAAGTTGCTTTTCCACTTCTTCCAGCCTTGAAGGATCATTTACATTGCTTTTGAGGTAGGAAAGATCATGTTCGATACTTTCCAGTCTGTCTAAGAAAGACAAGACAAAAATATTCAAATACTTACCGTTTGCCATAGTCGAAATTATTTTGTTTGTTACTTATAACGGACGCAAATGTAACAGTATATTATTACATCACCAAGCATTTTTGTACATTTTTGTCTTGAAATTGTCAGATTTCTAAATCAGACCTTTCCGTCTTGCATATTCGGCAATCAGAATACCATCCCTGTCCGGGTGTTTTAGAAGCACTTCCGGGAACAACCTTTTCCCTATATCCAAAGAAGCCTTTTTAAGCTCCGGTGCGCCTGTAATTCCCTTTGGCAGTAGCTCTCTTTGCCATTCCTTGGAATCCACAAAAATATACGGTACTTGGTAAAGCTCCAATACAGTCAGCTCTGCTTCCAACGCACGCATGGCAGAACAAGTTGCCTCAAAGCGTGCAGGATTCTTCATGGGACGTTCAACAATCGCAACGCATGGTGCGTGTTCCTGTAAATCTGCAATAATTTCTGCCAATACTTTTACATCCACACGAGAGATGTTTTTCTTTGCTTTTGTGTAATCCTGACCGGAAATAACAGGTGTTTTTACCATGTTGTAGTAGGTAAGATCTTTCCCTACTATTCCAATCGAGCCGGTCACACCATTATCTATTCCAATATAAAATTTCAATTCTGTTTCCTTACTCATTGTTCAATACGGCTTACGCCGTTCTCCTTTATTATTTTAAGTGTTTTGCACTTAGCGTTTTCATTTGAAATATGGGTGGTAACCAAAATAGGATATTGGATAAACTCCAACGCTTCGATCACATCATACAGGCTTTCTTTCGACAGCCCTTCCGTGATTTCATCAATGGATAGGAATTGCAGTCCTCCCCATTTGTTTGTTTCGTTTATCATATTCTGGATAGCAATGATAAGGGCTATTTCCACCCTTGCGCGTTCTCCACCGCTGTAGTACCAAAAGTTTTCCGCTTCGTCCCGGACAACATACGGAGTTATTTCTTCTTTGATATCTCCGTCCGCTTTTGTCTTGAATCCTTCTATTAAGATACGAAGGTCGCTATTTTCCGCTTTCAGAATGTTGTTCGCTCTCGATTGGATATTTTTTAACTGTTCCAATGCAAGGTACATCTTGAAAGACTTAAACCTGCCGATCCATTCTTTTTTCTTGAATAGAAGTGCGTCCAAATCGGAAAGCTCCTTATCATATCCGGCAATCGAAAGCATAATGTCTTCTATTTGTTTTTCTTGTGAAGACACATCCACTTTCGTAGCCTTTTCTTTCTTGATTTCCTTTATCTGCTTTTCGTTGTCTTTGATGTCGGACATATTGGATTCAATCTTTTCAGACAAGGTTTTCTTTTTCCTTTCCAAAGAAGAAATAGTGTTTTTGGTACGTTCAATATCATCATTGATCTTGTAAATAGATGTATTGATTTCCTGTGCCGACTGACGAATCTTGTCTATTTCATCCTCTTGCTCGTTTTTTATTTGGATGAAAGAAGAAATAAGGTCTTCGTATTCTTTCAAAGATTCGTCCAAGGATTCCATCTCAGAAATAACTTCTTTTTCTTGCTTTCCGATTTTCACTTTCTTCTTTTCCTCCTGTTCCAGCGTAGTGTCTTTCAATGTAAGGAATTTGTGCTTGCATTTTGGACAAGTAATTGCACCGGATAAGTTTACAAGGACTTTTCTAAGGGACACTTTCAAATCGTCATGGATTTTTGAAAGCTCTTCTTTCATTTCCAAGACTTCATTCTGATTTGCTTTTGCTTCTCCCAATTCCTTTTTAACGGATTCGATTGTCTCTTGTATCTCTTTGGTAGAAGGCAGGCAGTCTTTCTTCTTTTCTTCCTCTTTCAAAAGGTCCTCCAGCTCTTCCAAAGCGGAATTATTTTCTTTTATACTTTTGTCTGCACGACTAATTTCATACCGGAAAGAATCAATTTCTTCTTTCAGAGACTTTATCATACCTTCTCTTTTTTCGATACGAAATAGTTTGTCGGCTTCAAAGTCAAAATTGGCAGCATCTTCTATTACCTGTTTTAGTGCTTCTATGCTACCTTCTGCACGATCCTTTTTGCTTTGAATAGCAAGTTTTTGAGAAGATAAAGTGTCCAGTTCTTTTTGAATGATGTCTTTTGCTCCATCCAAAAAGTCGTAATTGATAAACCGGCTGATAAGAGCCAATTTATCTGTATTGGAGCTTTTAAAGAACGATTTGTAGTATTCCTTGCAGATAAGGAAATAGCTTTTTAAATCTTCCGGTGAAATGGCAATCCAAGAAAGGATATAGTTGTTCCCGTCTTTTACGGTAGCAAGTTCTACCGGTTTACCGTTCAAAGACACATTTAGTTTACTGCTTCCTTTTAAGGGCAAAATACGCTCGATAGAGAGAGTTTCTTTTCTTATTGGACACTCTATATCCAATAATACTTTTGCTTCCTTCTCACCCCTTCTAATGAGCTTTTTATCCACACTGCTTCGGTAATTGTTCCCGGTAATGGCAAAATAGACAGCTTGCTGCATGGATGAATTATGGGTAGGAATGTAGTTGTTTGTGACAAACATGCCGTCTTCACTGGAAACAGTTATGCACTGTTGTTCTTCCGCGCCCAAACAAGTAAAAGCGATCATCTTCCGGGAAGATTTACCCAAACATTCCGGCACTTCAAAAAAGACTTCTTCGTTTTTCGATCTTTTCATGATTTCTTCAAGCGGGATCACATGCCAGTCTTCGTCTTTATGCAAACGTACTTTCCATAAATGACTTCTGTTGCATTTGACTTCCGTCCCGTCAGAAAACGTAATCTTATAAGCAACATCAATGTCATGAAAAGGGATTGCTCTTACTACTTGATACCCACCGGAAGGATGAAGGATAACATCTCCTACCTTTATTTCTCTCATTTTTACAAACCCATTAGGAGTAAGGATGTCTGCATCCATTGTTAAGGCTTTCCCGCTACCATTACTTCCTTGATTGTCGTCTGTTTTATTTAACCCTACAAGTGCAGTTACCCCATCTTGAAATTCGTATTTAAAGTGTTCGAATGACACGAAATTTGTTGCTTCAATTCTAATCGGCTTCATTTTCTTCTTCCTTGTTTTCAAATGTTGTTTCTTTCTTTCTGAACGTATCAAGAACATCCTTCTTGATTTTCCCAAACAGCTTTGCATCTTCCAAAAGACGTTTTCTTGTTTTCGGGAAACCGAACCCTATCTTTTCTTCACCATAATAGATGTAAGTCCCCTTTTTGGAAAGTACACCCAAATCAAGTCCCATGTTCACAATTTCCATCACCTTGTCAATCCCTACCCCGAACCGGATAATGATTTGACATGCTTTAAAAGGCGGTGCAACCTTGTTTTTCTTACAGGTTATCTTCACCTTGTTGGAAACTTGTGTTTCTCCTTCTTTTTCAGAACCCACACGAGCAAGCTCGATCCTCTGACTTGCATAAAAAGGAATGGCAAAACCTCCCGGCGTTGTGGTGGCCGCGCCGTATCCGCCTATGTTAGACCGGATTTGATTGATGCAAAAAAGGATACATCCGGTCTGCTTACAGATGTTCTTTAGGATATTTACTTGGGAACTTAAAAGGCGAGCTGTAAGTCCTATATGTGCGTCCCCTGCCTCTCCATTCAAAAGAGCAGTAGGAACAAGTCCGGCAATGGAATCGATCACAACAAGTCCGATAGATTCTTCATTGCACATTTCCTTTGCTATTTCAAGCACTTCTTCTGCGGTAGAAGGCTGGGAAAGGATAAACTTGTCGGGGGACAAATCAATTCCTATCGCCTGCATGTATTTTGGATCAACAGCGTTTTCCGTGTCAAGATATCCTACCGCTTTTCCTGTTTTCTGCACTTCCGTTGCCAAATGGAAAGCAATACTTGTCTTACCGGAAGAAAAGCCTCCGTAGGCTTCCACAACACGACCTTTTGCCCATCCTCCACCAAGTATTTCGTCCAGTAGGTAAGAACCGGAATGAACAAATTCAATGTCCTGCCTTTTCCCTGCCACAGCATCCTTGCCAAAACGATCTTCTATTCTTGAAATAAGATCACCTAAACGATTGGGTTTCTTTTCTTCTACAGGTTGTTCGTCTGTCACAACAAGAGCTTCTTCTATCTTTTTAGTTTCCTTTTTCTTCGCCATAAAGCAGTTTGTTTAAAATTTCCTTTCCTTCTTTTTCATCATATCCGTTTTCTTTGCAGAAAGACGAAAATCTGTCTTCTATATCCTTTTTCTCCAAAGTCTTTACCTCTACGGTAGGAGCAAGGACTTCCTTTATTTCTATTTCCTTGAATTTCTTTTTGATGTCCACACCTTCTTTTGTAAAAGCATCTTTATCAAAAGCATCAAGTGAAGATTGTTCTCCCCAAACCTTTACCCTTACACGAGCGGTAGGGTTTTCTTTCTTGAACTTGTTAATAAGTGCCACCGCTTGCTTGTGTGGTGTTTCTTCTAAGTCAATTTCCAGTTTTTTGAATACTGTTCCTTTTGTGGAAGGGATAAGATCGACTTCCAAATCAGAATCCAGAAGCCAAAAACCCTTCTTTTCATCTTCCCCAAAATTGTTCTGTTGAACACTTCCCAAATGGTAAATGTTACTGCCTACACGTTGGTAATTATGATAGTGTCCCAAATACACTTTTTTAAACATCTCGAACATGGAAGGCTTTAGTTCGCTTTTTACTTCTGTACCGTCCATGTTCTTACTACCGGTTACGGCAAAGTGCCCGAATAGGATGTTCTTCTTTCTCTTGTCCCCGATTTCTGCCAATTCGTCAAGTAAAATGTCATCAGTGAAAAATGGCAGGAAAAAGCAATAAACCCCTTCTATCTGCATACCGTCCAATTCTTCCACCAAAGTAAAAGAAGGATGATGCTTGAAAGCTGTAAGAAATGACTTTTGACTTGAATAGGATGTTTTGTCATGATTACCGGGAATACAAATTATTTGATGTCCGTTTTCGTCATACGCTTCCAATATTTCGTGAAGCGTAGAAAGGCACACCTCCCTTTGGGATACCCTGTTGTCAAAAACATCACCCAGCCAGATATGAGTTTTAATACCCTTTTTGTCGGCTATTTCCATTTCTTCCAGCAAAATATCTTTTATGGTAGAAGCATTTCCCTCTGACAGATGATGGTCGGTTGAGATTATAGCTAAATATTTTTTGCTCATGTTTGTTTTGTTAGAAAGGAAGGGGACTGTATTTCAAGTCCCCAAACCAAATTAGAAAAATATGAAAACTAAAAAAGAAGAAATTATTTCTTTTTCATTCTGGCTTTCAGCTCTTGCAATCTTGCTTTAGCCTTTAGAAGTTCTTCGTCCTTGTCCGTAGCATCTTCGTCAATAGGAGATTCTTCTTTGGGTTCTTCCTCATTTTCCGGTTCATCGTCCGATTCCGGTTCAGATGCCGTTTCTGTGGAAGTTTCATCTTCTTCCGGGAAAGGAAGTGCCTCTCCAGCTTGTGCCAAATCATACCAAGAACGAACCTCTGCTATTGTCAGATCGTCCGGCAATTCAGCTTCCGGGTACTCTTCTCCAATATAGTCTTCCAAGAACTTTTTCATCTTTGAAAGGGGAGGGTAGGAAGCGACTTTTGCTGCTTTTTCTTTTGCCGGTGCACTTGCCGGATTCTTTCTCGGAGCAGATTTTTCTTCTTCCTCATCTTCGTTTTCCGGTTCTTCCGCTTTCTTTGACTTAGAAGTGGATTTTGTCTTTTTGGGAGCTTCATCTTCCCCCTCATCGTCTTTGCTACCCTCTTCCGGGATCAATGCAGCCATCTCCTCTATTTCAGTAAGGAAGCCATCATCAGCAAAAATATCGTATCCGTTTTCTTCGTCAAAACGCTTCAACCCGTCAAGAGCCATATTGAAATCTTTCTGTGAATAAACATCCTTGTAGATTTCTTCCAGCGTAGGAACTTCATTCAAGAAATACTCCATATCTTCATCAGGAATAACAGTTTCTTCAAAGAACTCATCCCAAGTTTGTCCTTTTTTCGGAATACCGGCAGACAAAGAGTAGGTTTTCTTTCCTTTATCATCTTCCCCCATTGTGATCACAAGCGGGTATGCTCCTTCCAATTGAGAGAAAATATCGAAAGAAACCGTTTCATCGTCCGACATTTCAACCGAAATTTCCTTTATGCGGTTCATCCATGTTCCGTACAATTGCAAACGGGCAAAGTCTTTTGTTCCTTGGTACACATAGCAAACATACGCCAAAGACGGGTTGATACCCCATACGAACTTGTTTCCTTTTTTGTACCCCATAATAGGGTTAAGGAATTTTCTGCGTTCTGTATCGTCCTGGTATTCTTCGGAAGCCTTTTTTCTCACATAGTCGCAATACAGGACAATAGGGTCTTTCCCTTTCAAAAGATTCTTTCCGTGAATGTCGGCGCAGAAAACATTCTTGTCTTTTACCTCTTTGCCGGTCACCTTACCGTTCGCATCATAAGTAGGAACTTCTACACGCAATTTGGACATCTTACAAGCTACATAAGCCTTTCCCATTGCTGGAACGACACGAAATACGTTCTTTCCTTTCTGAACAGTAGCAAAGCCTGTATAGCTCTTACTACCTTTGTACATTGTCTTTTCAGCCTGTTTTACTTCTGCTTCTACATCTTCAATTGATTGCTTCTTGAATTTAGATTTGTCAAATTTCATAATTCTTTTTAATTTAATTGATTGATAAATAAATCGTTATTTCTCTTTTACCTGTTTTAAAAACGCTTCAATAATCTGCTTTTGTTCTTTTTCAAACATACCCACAAATTCTTTAAAAGAAACAGGTTTATTTGCCTTGTCTTCTGTCTCAAAATAGGGTACTCTTTCGGCAATTCCTTTTAAGTCTATACCATAGGCTTCTGCCGTTTCATACTGCTTGCCCGTTTCCTTTGCTGTTCTGATTCTGTACAAATCCCATAGAAATGGTGCATTCGTACATTGAACGATTTTAAATTCTTCCGTTAGCTTAATTTCCATACTATTTCTCTTTTATGATTAAAAATGTGTTAATTTCACCTTCTACCAGATTGTCCAGAAATTCTTCCGGTGTCACCTTCGGGACAAGTCCCGTCAACTTTTTGTCCTTTGACTGCAACGCCCAATAGAGACTGTCTATTTCTGCCAAATGCTTTTTCTTTTTGACCAAATCCTTTTGCATGGCATGTAGCTCCGGGTTGATTGTCAAAATATCGTCCAAAGAACTTTCCGTAAGTTTCACAAGTCCTATGTCTTCCACTTTAACCTTTCCACCGTTTACAATGGATTCACGTCTTATCTGTGTAGCAAGCTGTGCCCTATAGACATTAAATTCCACTTTTGCAGATTCATACTCTGATTCTGCTTGTGCTCTAAGAAGCCCTACTTTGTTCAACAGGACGGAACAAGTGGCGATTTCCCCATACAAATTTGCATGGTCTATGGAAGTCACCGCATCCATGTCCAATTCGTTTTTCAAATCATTGGAGAGTAAAACTATCGCTTTATCTCCTATATTTCTTACCAGTTTCATACCCCAAGTTTTATAAATTTACTGTTACTGTTTACTTGCAATACATATCCTTCTTTAAACTTGTCAAAGTTAGCCTTTCCACTTAGAAGAAGGATGCTTTTCTTTGAAGATATAAAGAAGTCTGCGTTCTCCTCGTAATCGTCCGGGAAAATAACCACACGAAGGAATTTGTAATTGCTTTCAAGCAAGAGGTTGGCAAACCGTCCTTTCTTTCCTTCTCTTTCTTCCACTTCCAAAACATAACCACCTACCATAACCATTTCATAGGTCGATCCGTCATAGTTTTGCAAATCTTCCACATTGTAGAAAACCCCGTTTCTAACTTTTGGTTTTAGGTATTCCCTTACCAACCCTTCGTAGTCGAAGAAAGCAAAACCGGACTTGTTCTTTTGTTGTAAAAGCCACCACCAATCCTTTGCAATCTTTTTCTTTTCAAAAGCAAGAAAATATTCATCCTTTTCTTTGTCAATTTTGATCTTGTTCTTTTCCCGGTATTTCCCAAGCATGAACTCCCTTGCAGAAAAGATATTGGAAAATCCCCTTGTTTCATCCATCATATCGAACGCACCGGAATAAATAAGATTTTCAATAACGGATTTGTTCACTGCCGATCCTTTGAACGTGTGACGGTCTATAAATTCAGCCAAAGAAAAATACTCCCCATTCTTAGAGCGTTCTTCCATAATCTGATTCTGTGCCTTTTCTCCTACTTGTTTTGTTGCATTGATTGCCCAATAAATACTATTATCTTTTTTGTCCGCTACAATGTTTATATCAGACTTATTGATATTTACAGGTTTGATTTCGATCCCTTCTGTCTGCTGCATTTCATTGACGTATTGAGGAAAGTCATCTTCACTTGCACGGGACAGAGCAACCGACCAAAATTCCAAAGGATAATGCACTTTCAGCCATAAAGAATTGTAAGCATTAATGGCGTATGCAGCAGCATGACTGTTACAGGTTACAATTCCATTTGCAACAAAATTGTGATTTTCATCTTCCATTTCAATGTCATACACATCTTCATTGCCTACAAATCTTACAGAAATAACATTTGCCATTTGCGCATTGGAGCTATCATTAGCAACAAACAAAGTTTTTCCCATAAGAAACTCTGCATATACCTTCCCTTCTGTTGTAGGGAATTTATGGTTTCCTGTTGTTCTTATCTTCTTCCCATCAACAAGAGAAATTTCATATACAGGTCTGTTGCCGGAATACCTAACGTCTTTTATTTTGGAAAAATACAACGAACCATTTTGTTTCATACTTTTTGCCATAAAAGAGTTGCATTCTTGATTGTAAAAAACATGAAACAATCTTTCAACTGTTATTTCCCCTAATCCAACAACATATACTAAAGTCCTGAAACTCACACACTTATTGAACGAATACTTAGCAAATTCCTCCATCTGTTCCCAAAGAATTTCAGCATTCTTTTCTGTTACCCCTTTGCTTCCAAATTTACCAACATATCCTTCAATAAATTTAGTTTTTAATGGAAGTAAAACATCTAACTTTTTCTTACCTAATGATTTTCTTACTTTATCACATGTAACTAAGTCAAAGTCAGCAAGTTGATTGCAAATGTTCATAATCTGTTCTTGATATACCAACACAGAATAAGTATTTTTCAGAATTTCTTCCGCTCCAATAGGATATTCCGGTTCTTTTTCTCCATTTTTCAAAGCAATGTAGTCCATGTGAAAACCATTTTCCATTGGCCCAGGACGGAACAAAGAAAGTGCTGCCACTACATCATCCATGTTTTTAGGCTTCAATTTTTGAGTATAGGCACACAATCCCTTTGCCGAAAACTGGAATATGTCACTAAGCCAACCATTTGCAAAATACCTGTAAACCTCTGGATCGTCATACTCAATATCTGAATAGAGATTGATTTTCCTACCCGTATTCTTTTCAATCAGATTCAGAATATCAGTGAATTTATCCAATTGCTCAATACCAAGAATATCTTCTTTCAAAAAACCGGCTTCATCCATTTCTCCACCTTCCCATTCACTGATAATCAAATCACCCGATTTTCTAACCGGACACCATTCGTACATTGACTTTTCTTTTGGAAAGATCATCATAGCGCAAGCATGAATAGAAGCTGCTTTTTGCTGACCTAAAAGAAGGAAAACAATATTCATCATTTCTGGATATTTATTCAGAAATTGATTTATTTCTGATCTCTTACAAGCAAGTTTCAAAAAATCTTCTTCCGTCTTTACATCTTCTATCATTTTAGTAAGCCTCCTAAGAGTAGGAACTGAAGCTCCATAAATCTTTCCTACATCATTTATAGCCTGTTTTATCTGTAAAGTAGTGTACGTGCCTACAGAACAAACTTGCGAAGCTCCAAAACGATTTTCCATGTATTGTTTTACTGCCGGTCGGTATTCTCCCGGCACATCTGTATCAATATCTGGAAGGCTGGATAAAACCCTACCTTTATTCAAAAACCTTTCAAAAATCAAACCAAAGTGCAATGGGTTTGTATTTACCAATCCAAACAGATAAGAAATCAAAGAGCCACTGGAACTTCCACGACCACCACCTAACAAGATATTATTCTTTTTGCACCAATTGACAATATCGCGCAAAATCAAAAAGTAATCAACAACCTGTCCGTATTTGATTACATCTGATTCTCTTTCGATTCTTTCTACAAGTACATCTTCCGAGTAATCTTTCAAAAGTTCCGGTTTGTTCTCCAAGCCTTCGTAAATCAAAGAATCAAACATATCTTCATTGGAGGTGTACTTTTTCTTTTCCTCCTTTGTCATTTCGTAACGGGGGAGATGCCGTGTATCGGTAGGGATTTCAAAGTTGCAACTCTCCGCAATCATATCGGCATTGCTTCTTGCTATCATATAAAATTCCTCTCCCTTTTCGCTGTCTCCAAATAAAGAAAGAAGCTCTTCCATGTAAGTCGCTTCATCTTTGAAATACTGGTTGCCGGATTTGTAGTTTACTTTTCCATCAATCTTATTTACAACTTCTCGAAGTATAGCGTATTCTGGCTCAATGTAATAAGCATCACAAATAGCCACAGGTTTCATTTTGGACTTGTAAAAACTTTCAAAGTTCATCAAGTAGGAAGTGTCCCTATCATTCTTTGTGTATTCCACAGTATCCGCTTGCCAGAACACATTAGGTTTACTTTTTAAAAGGATAGGAACATCTTCAAACTGTATCGTTTTCGGATCAAACACAATATACACATCTGAAACGTGTTCCGACATGTCTTTTGGGGAAGCAAACTTTCCACTATCACCACAATTCAAAACTTTATTTAATGCAAGTAGATGCTGCCAGCCCTTTTCGTTCTTTGCATAAACTTTGTAGGTATAGACGATATCCTTCTTTTCGTCCTTTACCGGGACTTCCAATCCAAACACGGGGACAATCCCTTCTGCTTTGCAAGCGTTTTGAAATTTCAATGCGCCTGCCAAAGTTGCTTTTTCAACAACCCCCAATCTTTCTATTCCTAAGAATTTGGCTTTCTTTACCCAATCCGGGTACAATCCCGTACCATTCAAAAGTTCAAACGATCCATGTACTCCCAAAAAATTAGTGGAAAGACCTGCCATTTCACTTTGTCCCCTCCACTTTACCCGGTTCAGCTTAGGTTCGTTTTCCTTTCCTTTATCCAATGTGTACCATACACCGCCAAGGCGGAAGATGTAACCATCTTCTTCGGTGCGCTCACAGTCCCAACGAAAATCCTCTGAAAAGAAATATCCGTCCTCGTTAGGTTCAAAAACTTCGTATGATTTTCCCTCAAAGAAAACAGTGTAATTTTCTTTGTCGAGAGAGTATTGTATGGTATTGGAAGAAAGGTATTCTTCCAACTCATTTAAAAGTCGATCCATCATGTTTTCTTCTTTTCGTTTTCACAAGCAAACATACAACTTTTGTATGCAATCATTGTATGTTTTTACAATCCTTAACCCTGTTTTTAACCTAAGTTCATTCTTGTGCTAAGTACACTTTTTATAAACTTCAATCGATTAAAAGGAGTGTCATTTGGTACTACTTCATAAGATAATCTTCTTTCCATCAAAAACTTTCTTATTTCTGCATCCCAACATTTTCTTCTTTCTGCGTCCGCCATTCTTTCCCCATCACTCTCTACTTCCCAATAAATAGGGAAATAAAAGATAACAGGAAGGAAATATTCACTAACGTTTATAAAATCCAATTGTCTTTTCAATTCCGCATCTCTTTGAATAGAAGCAGGAATTTTCTTTGTAAACGTATGCACGTCTATTATGCTTCTATCGGAAACATAGCAATCTGTGTTCAGCAATTCCGCATACCTATCAAAAATCAGTTTTTGATTTTGGACGGAAGTAAAGGAAGGTTCTATCTTTCCTTCCTTTACCAACTGTCTTGTTATGCTATCTATCTTATCGAACCGGTCAAACGACCTGTCTTTCTTTAAAAGTTCAAACACAGAAGTCTTTCCGACACAAGAAGCACCCAAAAAAGTTACCGCCCTAACCATTACCGATTATCTCCGTCACCGTGAATTTTGTTTTCTGCCTTTCTCTTTGCCAGTTTTTCCACATTCTGCTTTGCAATGGAAATCAAAGACTGGTTCGATTCCTTTCCTTCAATGTAGACAACAAGATTCTGCAATCCCACAAGAATCTGTTCCAATGCGGTATGACAAAGTTCTTTTCTCTTTTCGGGGAAAGGTTTGCTGTAATCATCATCCCGGAAGTATTTCTTCACTTGACCGTTAATGATACCTACCTGTTGGAGCAAATAGGAGGGACTTAATCTGTACACATCCGTATCGTCCAATCTGCGCAATTCTTCGGGAAACTCCAATGCAGCTAAATCCAATTCCTGTCTTGTCATTGCAACATACCAAAGGACGTCTCCTACTTCTTTCATGATTTCCTTTGCTTCGGCAGCATTGTCCACCTTTTCAAAAACTTCTGCCAATTCATTGGTAAGTCCCATTACTACATACGGGATAGCTACCTCTTTTGCATAACACGCTGTTGAAGCCGCGTGCGCTTCATACTCTTTAAAAGTCATAATACGAAATTTAAATTAATTGATTTACAACAACTTACCATCAAAACACATGATAAGTCTTTTTATTTTGATGTTCGAATATTCCACATCTTTTTTCTTTCCGTTCACTTTGATAGTGACCGTTTGATTCTTTATATCGTTCTTCAAAATCCGATACTCCTTGTCGTCATAAATAACAATCTGATCCTTTCCAAGCAAATAGATCATATCCCAAAACCACTGCGAGTTTCTTTTCTGTTTATTGGTGGAATACTGGAAATTGGGAATACCGGTAGGATTCAAGAACTCTTTCTCATAAAAAGAAAAATATTCTTCCACCGAAAAGAAAATAGACCGTTTAAAATGTCTTTTTGCCAACAACTCGATCCGTTCCTTTTTAAACTCTGCGATATCATTTGCCATCTTGACAAATTCGGGCTTATCAAAAATAAGGCTTCTTACCTTGTGGGTAAAGTATTCCAATTGGAGCACTTTCAAATATTCGTCTATCGATAATTCTCTGCTTCTGTCCATTTGATTTTATGATTTGTGATTTTCAACAAAAGTAGGAATAACCTACCACATTCTCTTGATTTTTGACACGTAAAAATTGATAGGATCGTACAAGTTATCCAAAACTTCTTCCAGATAATCAATATCCATATCACCGGGATCAATACCGGGTCTGTAAAGATAAGCTATCTTGGTATTAAATGACTTTGCAAGCATCAACCCTGCACTTTTGGATTCCTCGACAGTTGCATCATCATACATCAGAATCACATTCTCTATCCCTTTTCTTTCTAAATAGGATATTTGTTCTTTACTTATACTGTTCCCGAAGGTGAACACGCATTTCAAGTCCCTGCAATCCCAAAGTCTCAAAAGATTGTCTATGCCTACTTTGTCAAACAATCCTTCCACTATTATCACATCCTTTACAGTAGGAGAAAGCTCATTGTAACCACCTAATATTTTTGTAAAGTTCGTGCCTATACTGTTTTCGTATCGTAAATGCGGCTTAGTACCTGTTTCCTTTGCCCTTTCCAAATCTCTTTTATGCCACTCTTTGGAATACCTGCTTCTGCCAAGCCACCCTACCAGCTTATCGTCCATCTTCATTTTGAAGATGATGTAATTTTTCAAATCCTTTTCTAAAATAGATTTGGTTTCAGAGGGTTCAAAAAGTGCATAGTGATATGCTCTAAACCCTCTTTCGTCTAAATAAGGATCGGATTTCAGTCTTTCAAGACGAAGGGGAAGTTTTACCTCCGGCAGTTCTTCGTTTTCACCATTTTCTTCTTCTTCATCTTTCAAAGGTGTAAGTTTTACACTTAATGAATTTTGGTATTCCATTCGGATAAGGTCTTTTCTCCCCACCTTGTCCAGAAAATCCTTCAACGGTTTTTTGCTACCGCATTTCCAACAGTGAAACACACCGCCGTGAGGATTCAAAAGAACACCCCATTTCTTCGATTTTCCACAATAGGGACAATCCATGTTTTTATTGGAGAGCCACCCCTGCGAACCGAATATGCGAAGTCCAATCGCTGCCTTTACTTCTTCTTCATCTATCCTAATCATGATCCTAAATACTTTCCATTTTGTCTGCTTCCGTCTTTTTCTTACGTGCCTGTTTCTTTATCTCTTTCCTTTCAGAAATTTGATTGTACATCTCCATCGTTCGCCCCCTGTGATAGAAACGTCTTTTGTTGTAATTGGTAGCAATCGTAATCACTTCTTGACTTTCCTTGTAATCACGGAGCTTGTCGACATAAATACGAGCCGTTGCGTTTGCCTTTTCCTCTATTGTCATATTCAAAGTAAATACAAAAGAAAAAGGTTTTACAAGCGTTTTGTCACCTTCTGTATAAGAACGGTCAATCACCTTATCCGGGTTGTTCCATACTTCAAACGGGACATCACTTGTCTGTGTGGCCGTAATGATAGGAGCACCTATTTCATCCGCCAAGTTCTTCAAAAGCTGGGCACAAGTCTGTAGTTTTTCTTTCTTGTGATCAGGATCAGAATCTATCTTTTTGGATATACCGGTCTTTACCAAATCCAGAGAATCGAGTATTACCAATCCGGGGAACTTGCCATGTGTATTAAAATAGTCATAACAAAGCTGCCGGACATCCCCCATAGAAGCCTGTCCGAACTTTTTGAATCCATACACTTCAATGTCAGAACTAAGCTCTTTTACTTCTTTAATAGCCTGTTCTATCTTCTTTTTGTCCTTTGGACTGATATTGCCAGATTTGATATCGGAATAGGATTGAGCAGACCATAACTGGTCATATATTTGCATACAGGCTTTAACCCCTCCTTCCAATTGAATATGAAGAACCGGCACACCTCTAATAGCAGCAGAATACCCATGCCATTTTAATATGGTCGACTTACCCTTACCCGATTGACCTATCCACATTGTTGTATCCCCCATCTCCATACCACCAAAAGAGACATCATCCAACCTATCTATTCCAAAAGGTACTTTTATAGGCTTTTCAACAATCATATCGTTTTCCATGCGTCTTTCTACCATTCGTTCATGAAAACCCCCGAAAACAGACTGGAAACCCCCTGATTTGGAGCGAAAGGACATCTCCAATATCCTTTGGGATTCTTCAGCATTGACACGTATTGCTTCTTCCTTCTTTCCTTCTTCATACAAGTCATGCACTTTCCTTGAAAGAAGTTCAAATTCCGTTTCCTTGACAAAAGACTGCAATTGGTCTATTGCAATTTCCCTGTCTATCAAAGCCGCCTTCTTTATTTCCTTTGCAGCGAGCTGCACGACATCCTCGTCACATAATTTCTGACAAATAGCACCGATAGAAGGTAGCTTGTTCTTTTCTGTATATTGTATGATCGCTTCCCTAAGAACGAATTTATAACCTACCCATTCTTTAGGAATCAATTCGTATTTCAAATATTCCGAAGCTATACGCATTATGACTTCATCGGAAAACATCAATTTAAAGATTTCCGCCATGAAGCCGGGATTCAGTTTGCCCATTTCCTATATTTTATTTACACCATGTTTATACTAAAACTATTACCTGATCCATTTTCTTCGCGAAGGGTATGTATGGATAAAAAATTTGACATCACAATGTCATCGTGTCCCGAACTCGCTTCCAATTTCCCTTTATCGCTTCTGAAAGTAACGGACGCAAACTCACTGAACATCAACTCTACCTTTTGTCTTGTGTCCCCTTCCTTGTATGGAACTTTAATCTGTCCTCTTTCAAACATGGCAGACAAAGACGGAAGACCGGAATAGAGGTCTTTCTTGTTCCCTTCTGTTGTTGTAAACTGCTCGATATTGGAAAGTCCCCTTTCTCTTGCAAGTGCAGACAAGATCCCTTGGAAACCGTTTGCCTCGCATACTATCTTGTCCGGCTTGTACAGACGGTTGAAAAGAACGATCTTGTCCACCTGCTCATTATGGGACATTCCTTTTGCACGGAAATAGTTTATCAGATAGAAGTTGTTCGAATAGTCAATACCCCAAACAGAATAGACAGTATAGTCAGCACCAATATTACCGGATACAGCAAAGTCACATCCTACCACTACCCTTTGAAGTTCAAACGGGAAAAATTCTATACTATCAGCAAAAGAAACCTTGTCCATCCCTACAGTCGATCTTCTTAGATACTCATAAGGAAATATCGTTGAATTGTCTGAAATAGGGATAACCAAATACTCACGAGCAAATACAATAGAACCAAGCTCTGTCCTTTTTGCTTTTATATCCTCAAAGGTGTATCTATCCGGTGCAAGTGGTCTACCGTCCGGGAAAACAATAGGGTATTCAAACGAATAGAAACGTTTATCACCTTTTATCACATTGTACAGTTCATTCGGAGCAGTTGAATAAGGTGTACCGGATATAATCAAATACCCGTATGGTTCTACAATAGGTGTAATTGTACCTCTAAAAACTTCTTTCAACTTTTCCCTTTGCTCATCGCTATACAAAGAACTTTCGTCCGGCATATCGTCTATGATTGCTGCACCAACGTGCAGACCACGAATAAACCCGTCCTTACCACGGACATGAAGTATAGCACCGTTCTCACCTTCTATTGCTGTTTCACCTAATTTCGCCTTTCCATTCGGATCAAGTTTTTCTTTTAAAATATCGTTAGTAGTGATTTCTTCTATGATCTTGTTCACATGCACCTTTGCAAGTGTCATAGTGTTTGTGATCATAGCCGTCTCTTTCCGGTTCTTGTTGTCAACCGTATCACCTCCATAGAGCATAGGTCTCGTGTAAGAATACAATCGCCACAAAGGAAAGGAATAACACCACATATAGCTGTTATGACAAACCGTACCATCTTCTAATAGGAACTTATGGTCACCATCACAGGTAAAACCGTAATAGTCATCTTCACCAACCAAAGACACATAAATTTCCGTCTCTCTTAGTCCGTTCTTAGTAGACCTATAACCTTTATAAGAAAAACCCTTTCTAAGGTTCATTTCCGCCACTTCTACAGGAACAATGCTCCTATCGGATAGGCAAAGCAGGTGTCCTTCGCTTACGGTATAATCCATACCACCTATTTGCCTTACTTCATACATAGGACATCTTCCTCTGTGAAGCTCTAAGACTTTTCGAGGTTTGAAGTCCTGTCCCATTACTTTGTCACCTACTTTTATGTCCTGTACCTTCTTCAAAGAGCCATCCGCCATAACAACTAAAGTGTTGATACATAGACATTTGCCTGCTCCTCGGGCGCACAGGTAACTGCTCCAAGGAAAGAGCTGCGTAAGGTTCCCCCATTCCAAATTTCTCCATCCTAAATTGAAATTGGAAAGGACGGTTGCGTTAAAATAATTGTACGAAAGGATTCTTAGGTTTTCATCCATTGACGCAAACAGGTTGTCCACATATCCCAATTTTTCGGTATCGAGAGACCGTCCAAAATTCATTGCATACTCTGTCTGATCTATAATAGTTTCAAGCATCTTGTCCATATCCCTTTTATACCCACCCGAAAAGAGTTGGGATATAGTAGGAGAAGGTAGTCTGTCTATTATATCGTCCACAGTAGTAAACAACCTTTTTGCTTGCAAATCGGTCAGAACCCCACCTTTTGAATTATATACTATTGCCACGTTACAAAGCAAATTTTTCTCGGAAAGGATTTTTAACCATCATACCGTCTTGTCCGGCAGTTGTTCCTTCCCCTCGAAGTTTCTTTACGAAATTTATCATAAGCAGTGCATTCGCATAGGTATCGTCACCTGCACGGTGCGCGTTTACAAGATCAATACCTTCCTTGTCACAAATAGTATGCAGTTGATAGTTTTCCGATTCTCCATAAGCCATGTGAGCCAATTGCATCGTATCCAACGAAAATTTTACATACTTGCTTAGATCATCTCCCATGAACTTAAAGAAGTTCTCCAAGAAAGGGTTGTCAAACCCTACTATGTTGTGACCGCAAAGAGTACATAGTTGGCGCGGGTTTTTGTATCTTTTGAAAATATCCAGACACTTTTTGTAAGCCTCTTTTAACGAAATTGCCTTTTCATTCTGGATAGATTCAGTGATACCATGCACAGCTTCCGCTTCCGCTGAATAGGAAAGACCTTCTTTATAGTCACGCGGAAGGATCATAGATACTTCTTCGCATATTTCCAATTTCTCCATATCTATGATTGCAAACGCAATTTCTATAAGAGGAATCGCATCAAAAGCCGGTTTGTCTTTCGAAGGAAGTCCTCCGGTTTCATTGTCATAGCATATCAAATACTTACTCGAACTTTTCATTTTCTTTACATTAAAATTTTCTTTCCATAAATTCTTGCCAACTCAAATTCTGCCATACAACCCTTTGATTCCTGCCAATTTGGTACAAAGAAAACAGCATCACATTCCAAAAGTGCTTCAACGCTCCTACCCATATAATAGGAGTAGGACTCACCTTCTTCATCGCAAACATCAAAAGGAGTAACAATTTCATCACCCTTTTCTTCAAGAAACTTCTTAACCTTTTCTACGTATTCTTTCGTTTCTTTTATATCATGCCCAGAAATAGGCAAACTTACATATATCTTCATTCCATTTTCTATTTTGTTTCTCTTACAAGTTTCCACAACCTTACATTGCTTCCTATCGGTACGCAAGGGACAATGCTCAATCCTTCTCCCAAATAGGAAGGGACTTTGCCCATTACCGCATAAGCTCTGATGTTCCAGTATGAAAACTTTCCACCATCTTTCTTTTTGTAATGCTCATTGAAATAATCTGTCATTCCAACGAGATTTAAATTCTTTACTATAACTTCCTTAGCCATAAATTATTAATTCAACACTAATTTCAATCTATCGAAATCACGAGAACAGTTTTCCTCGCTTTCGTATCGGACGTGAATGTTTTTGTAAGGATTATCCTTTAACGTTATATCGTCCAGCATTCTATTTATGATTATTTCCGGTACACCTTCATCTGTATAATCCATTTCTACGGAAACAATAAATATTCTTGTCAAAGCCAATTTCCCATCAGAAAACACAAACATACGCTGTTTTTTCGTATATTCTTTTTCTGACCACTTAACACATTCTTCGGTAAAGTCAGCAATACTTTTCGTATCTTGAAGTGCTATTACATCTTCCAACTTTCCTTTCAGAACGTTCAGTTTCAAATCCCCGAATAAATTTGCAACGGATTGAAGTAATACCTCCATGTTTTCATCTATTCGCATAAATCCAACTCAATTAAATGATCATTTTCTCTAAGAACTTCCCTTGTTCGTCCGTTCTGCGTTTCCACTACCAGCATAGTGCCATCTTCCACTTGGTAGGAACTGATTACTTCGCCTTCAAAGTAATAGCATCCTTCTGTCCAGCATACTGTCATGATGTTTTTGATTTAAAGATTACACATTTCCTGTTTTACTTTCCTAATGTAAGACTTTACTTTCTTTCCCCTGTGGAGAACAATCGCCTTGTCTATGTCTTTGGTAGGGTTGTGATGGGATTGATATATTTCAAACATCTCTCTTGACTTTACAGGATCGAACCTGTCCTTGTAAGAATAAAGATGTTTCCCTTTTATCCGGTTTACCTCATCCACATAGACCTTCAACATCTGAAACCTACCGGAAGCGGAACTTACCTTGTTCTTTGCTTTATCATCACAACCGGATTCAACCATGCAAATAGCATGAACCAATCTTTCCCACACAACCCTGTCCCTATCCTCTTTCGTAGTGGGAAGAACTTTTGCATCAGAAACAAGAAGGGGAATAAACGATAATACCGTCAATACAAGAATCTTTTTCATACGATTTCCCTTTCGTTAAATTCATGTAATCTGTGACAAGCGGAACAAAGAAGTTCGATATTGTTCTTATCCAGCTTCAAATCCGGTCTTGCTCCTCTTGATCTGATATGCGAAAAGAAAATAGCTTTTGGTTCATCCCCCAAAGGCTTTCCACATTTTACACAAACATGAGGTCTTTCCTGCCATATCTCCGTAAATAAGGATTGAAGGTCACCTCTACGTTCTTTGGTTGTTTCTGTGTCACAATCTTTACAGAGCCACTTCATCCTATTGTAGATGTAATGATTTTCACCACATCTTTTACAAGGACGATATTCGTATTTCTCCTTCTTTTTCAGCACGTTACTCAAACTTATAGCTTTTAATTCTTTCAATCTGATTTTCAAGATACTGAACTCTCTTATCAACCGTTGCGTTAATAGCTTTCTTTGCTTCTTCTTTTGTGAAAAACACATCTCTGCCAATTTTAACCATTTCACGTTCTCCTTCCGGGATGATATACTCCAGACCTCTGAAAGTAGTTGTTTCCCATTTTTTTACTTCTTTAATTTCACCTGTCATAAGTGCTGAACGCACGTCATACATTACTTTTTCTTCCATAACAATTTAAACTTTGTATTCTGTTAAACCTATCTATTAATTCACACACATAGTCCATCTTTTTCTCACTTTCCTTACTCGAAAGATAGATAAACCCGAAACTCCTTACAAACTTAGGGTTTCCAAACCATCCGTACCTTACGATCAAAAGCTCTGCTCTTTTCGTATCGTAAAAACAAGGGACAATTTTAACTTCAAGTTCCTTTCTTCTTTTTCTCATCTGTCCTTATATTTTTCTTCACACAATTTTATATACCTGCATCCTTTGCATTTCTTTTCATGATACAAAAACCCATCATAGCTTTCACAAAGGATGTATCCTCTCGGAGAATCAAAATAAAGCTGTCTTTCTTTATCCAAATAGGAATCAGACAAGGCTTCTTCTTTCTGGATAGGGTTTCTAAGGTCGTATTCCATAACGAATTTAGAGGTAAACCACATATCCTTTTGTGTTCGTTTTCTCCATCTTTCAATAGCTGCTTTCCCTATCACATTAGGAAGAGGAATAATACTCAATTTCGACACCGACAAAATAAAAACCTGCCTATTAAATTGAAAAGTAAGATAGTTCCAAAGATTCCCCACTATTTCATTTTCAAGAAAATCTTTTATCCTTTCCCTGTCCTTTCTTTTTGCATGAAACTCATACTTCGGGTTGTTTGTCAGTTTCCCCTGTAAGTATTCATAAATCGTTTCAAATTCTTCTCGTCTTGTCATTGCTGTCGAAATTAGATTATAAAATCATTGCATACAAAAGTTGTATATTTTAAGTGATAAAAGAAGGGGAAGTTTTTGTTCCCCTGTCTCGCTGACAAAACTACAACTTTTGTAACTATTCCCAAACCAAATTAATGTTAAAAATCTCATCGGTCTCTTTTTCAACCTTCTTATAGCGGTTTTGGGTGTTCGTATCTCTCTCTGCCACATTGTTATAGTCTTCTCGAATAATTTTTCCATCAAGTACCCGTGAGAACCACAAACAAATTTCAGCATCCGATTCAATGTCACCCAATGTAACTTTATCGTCTTCTGTTGCATCATAAAATTGAATCCAATAGGGCTTCTCATAAATAGAAGATGTCCTTGGTGTAACCGGATTATCGTTTTCATCCTTGTTCATTCCTATTGCTCCTACCATGACTTTACCATACGGATTCTCCGTTACAGCAGAAAACCACATATTGACGTTTTTAAGCGTTTCTGCGCCCTCATTTTTCAGAATAAGTGCAATGTATTGCTCACGAGGATTTGAAGCCAAATTAAGGCTTATTTCATCAAATAAATTGCTAAACATGTCATTGGGTACAGGGGTGGATGATTTGTACCCACCCAAAGAATCGGAAATCTTAGTTTGTTGATTATTGTACCCTGCGCTTGTCGTGTAATAAAACCTTAACATATCCTTGTTATTTGGAAGTTGACATAAAAATATTTCCCAGCGACCAATACTCACTTTTCACTTCGTTGTAAACCGATACCGATCCACCTGAATTTTGAACACGTGCAATGTAATACTCGTCCGGTTCTTTTTCCGGCGGAGTGCTTATGCTAACTTCCGGTACTAAAGAAATGACATAATCATCATAAGTGTATAAACCGTTTCGCTGCTCGGAAGTCAATACACCTCCCAAAGGAAGTGTCCCAAGCACAATAGCTCTTAAATTCGATTCCGCTACAAATGTAGTTGCGGATGTAAGAAGTAAGTTTTGGCTGTCAATTATGTTTACAATCTGATAAACGCCATTATTCAAAGGAACAGAACCGTCTTGTTTTTCAAACCTAATAGAAACAGGAGTTGACGAAGACTGCCCTCTCACCTTGCCTGAAAAATCAACCGAACCAGACACAATACCTTGTGGGTTTACGCTTACATATCCCTTTTCGTAATTTCTTGTTTTGTAAGCAATCTTCACCCAATAGAAATTGCTGTCGTTCGGTACAAGAATATTATCTTCTACATTGATATCTATAAAGTTCCCGGCACTGGTAAGAGCCATCCCGGGAAGTACCTTAATAGTGCCAGAGTTTGTTCCTGTTTCCACTTTAAAAGGTTCTACAAGATTTTCATCTTCTACTGGTTTGTTAACTGTCTTTGGATTGATCTTAGACGGGTCATTCGTAATCATCCCAAAAGAATAAGATGCCTGTAGCACCGCCTTCATAAGCGGTGCTGTAGCAAAGAAAGAAATCATATTTGAAAGTTCTTCTTTCTCTAAAAAAACATTTCTGCTAACATTTAACTTGCTCACGTTATTAAAATTTAAAATTTCATTTATCAAATTCACATTATAAAATGTTTACCTTGATAGGGTTAAACGCTAATCCACTATCGATTATCCTACTTACGTAAGAATCACCGAATACTTTTCTTCCTATTCCAATTGCTCCGTTTATATCTGCATTAATCATTTTATTTACAGAACTTTGAAACAATCCACGTTGCTTTCTTTTACCCAAGTAAACATCATGTTTTCCTAATTCTTCAAAAGCCAAATGATCAACTTTTGATGTATAGGATTCTTCGCTAAGATAAAAACTAATTCCAACTAATTTACATTTATAGGAGATTTTATCTATAAGTCTTGAAAAAGGAATTTCTACAAACTTCTGATTTGTTTTCTTTCCAAGATTAATTTCCTGTTTCCATCCTTTGTTCAGTCCTACTACAAGACTACCGATATTATTGTCGACACAATAGTTTATAATAAATCTACTAACCTTATGAATATGATCCTCTATCCAAAAATTCCTATAATTGTTAAGTTGTCTAAGTCTTTTTGAAGTTCCTTTATCTCCTGCAAAAGACATTAATTTAGCTTTTCTCTTATTGTACCACTGATTAAAAGATTTCATAATTCGTCCGTTTACAATGAAAGGCTGTTTATCTACATTGTTAACACATGAACATAAATTATTCAATCCTAAATCAATCGAAAGAACATTATCTTTGTTTAAATTCAAATCCTGTTCTTTCTTTTCGTAAATCACTTCAACTACATAACAAGTAGCCTGTGGTATAATTCTAACTTGACATAGTTTATTATCTCCTATTTTGGTTTTAATTGGTGAAATAATATTTTTAACGAAGTAAATATATCCCTCTTTAACTCTACAAGTATTTGTTGTAAACACAACCATGTTCTGTTTCTTACCTTTCTTATAAGAAGGAAGATGAGGTCTACAGTTGTTATATTTAGCTGGATTCTTTTCAAAATCCTTTTTCAGCTTTATCCAAGAATTGATAGACTTGAACACTTGTCCGACTACTTGTTGAGAAACATTGCAAGGCAAATTTCTAAAATCAAACTGATTTTCTCTCCCAAGTTTAGTAGAAAGATCATATTCTTTCAGATATTCTTTATTGAAGATACCTTGTCTAACCAAATAGAGAACATAGTTATACAACAATCCAGATTTGAGGCAAATATCTTCAAATCTGTTATCTTTTATAATATGTCTTTCTACTAACCTCATTTATCTGATATTTATGATACAAATATAAATAGCAAAATGAAATAAACAAATTTTCAACTTATTTCCATCCACTTGGGACACCCTCGCAATTCGTACCTGTAAAAGTCTGACTATGACTTGTTACGTTATTGTTCCCAGACTCCGTTATCTTTACATAATTGGATGATCCTGTAAGGATTTGAATAACAGGGACAGTTCCAAGTTTCGAGCAACCATAAAACATTCTGTCCATATTAACTTTTCCTACCCCTGCAACAGAACGATCATAAAAAGATGTATAAGAAACTGCATAAGCCTGTTCTGTTCCTAAAGAAAGATTTGTACAGCCTGAAAACATTTCGGTACAATTCAAGCTATTGCCAATATTCTCAAAATTGGTATTATTAAACTGATTTCCTATATCCACATTCACAGGTCGTGCAGATGTTCCTGGTTGTCCTACATAATTCCCTGTTCTTCCAAAAGAAGCGAGTGACGTGCATCCTGCAAAGCATCTCCTAAGATTAGTAAGTGTCGTAAGATCATTAAAGAACTTAGCGGGAATTTGTTTCACACCCGTGTTCTCAAACATACTTTCTGCATTCTGCAACTTTCCATTCTTCATATCAAAAGAAGATATATCAGATAAATTCCTACAATTCGCAAACATTCTTGAAGCGTTTGTTACACTTGACGGAAGTCCCTGCCCATAAGGGATAGACAAATAAGTACAATTCTCAAACAATGACTGCATATTTGTTGCCTTCGAAGAGTAAGAGAACATAGCAGTAGACCAACCGTCAACAAGACTTGTACAACCGACAAAGCAACCAACAAAAGAAACAATGTTTGTGCAATATCTGAACCATAATACTGGAAGTTCGGTTATGGCTGTGCAGCCTTGAAATGTATATTGCATATACTGTGCTTTCGTTGAATTGCTAAATGGAGAACTTGTAGCTGATTGACCTCCTGTATTTTTCAAAGCCGTACATTCAAAAAATACAGCATGGAAATCTTCTGTACCACCTCCCCTTCCAAAAGTACCATTGCCAACGCATGAAGTCAAACTCTTACAACTTCTAAACAAGGAAGAATGGTAAACACATGAAGTAGGAACAAGTTGACCACTCGGGAGACTTGTAACCCCACTGCTCCAGAAAGCACCCGCACAAGAATTACCTGTCATTTTGGTAAACAAACCAGAAGGAATAGACCTAAGACTTGTGCAATCTCTAAACCAACAGATAACACCCCCTGAAATAGAAGGAATTGTGTTTGTTGCAATCGATGAAAGACTTGTACATCCTCTAAAGGCAGAATGGTTGCCGCCGGGAGCGTCCACATTATAAGTGCCAGAACTTCCCTGAATAGAAAATGATTCGGGCCACTGTTTGATTGCAGTAGCTCTTGTATGATTTCTGAAATTGGCATACACAGTAGAAGGGTTACTTGTATTTCTACTTCCGCCTTGTACTCTTACTTCTCTCCCCACTATTTCATAAACGCCATTTGATACAGATGGCGTTTGAGGCGATCCGCTATAAGAAACGATAAGAGCTTTCCAAAGATAAAGGTAAATACTGCTCCCTCCTGCGTTCGTTGATTCATCTCCTGTCCCTACACATTCCGAATCCGTAGCGGAAGCATACACATAACCTCCAGAAGGAGAAGAAACCGTTATCCTACCACTTCCATTTGTCTGATCTGTACCACTGTAATAAGACGATCCGTCAGGCGCGGTAGTTCTTATATTCACGGAAGCATAAGGTTGCAATACATTTTCCTTTCTAAGATAAATATAAGTTGTCGTAAGCTCATAGTCAAGAGTGAAATCTATATACGTGTCAGCTCCCGATATTGCAATATTGTTTTTCGTTTGGGATTGATAATTGTCTGCCGTACAAGTGGCATTATACGACCCTGATTGTATTCCAGTAAGTGTAAGCTGTCCTTGTGAATTGGTGTATCCACTCTTTCCTCCATAAGTCACGTAAGCCCGATTGATGCTATATCCATTTCGGGATTTCACTGTAATATGAGCACTGTAAGTCTTATTGGAAACACCCACCCTTTGCTGTGGCATTGTTTCCTGATTGACTGTGACAGAACCTTCCGTTGGCTGATAGTCATAAACGGAAACCTCATATTTGTAAGTCTTTCCCATCTGCATCGTAAAGGTCGTTGTACCGTCCGACCCTGTATTCTGCGTGCTAAGTCCTTCGGGTTTTACAGAAGCTCCTGAAACTGGAAGTCCTGTATCGGAATTATAAACATAGAACTGCACTCTCGTTTCTTTTCTTGGCATCGCAACATTCACCGTCTTTGGGAGGTCATTTGGTTGCACAACCCCTGTCTGATCACTGAAATATTGCTTCGAAGCCACCCAATTATAACGCATTCTCGGAACAGAGAATTTGATTTGTCCGTTATTAGTCAGACCTGTTTGTTCTCCTGCACCTCCCCTGTTAAGCGTTATCCTTGTACCGTTGGAAATAATACCGTTATCCTCTGTTACAACAAATGTAAGATCATACAAGGTTTGATCCATATAAATGCTCACCACCTGTACAGCTCCGTTCACAGTAAACTGTTGTTCCCTGTCCTCGTATTCCTCATAAGAAGCAATAGCGGTATATACTCCATTAGGAAGTTCCAACACAACACCAGAAGAATCTTCCTGCACAAAATCCTTATCGTTTACTTTCACTTTCGCGCCCTCAACGACTGTTCCTCCTGCGCCGTACACCTTGATAGTAGTCTTATAGGTAAGTTGTTTCAAGTCTATCGTAAGGTTTGAATTATTGTAAAACTCATAGTTTTCCACATATACCCGTTGATGATTGTTGTCGTAAAATACATCATAAGAATATTTTCCTCCCAACACTCCTTCAAAAACAGCCTGTCCATTGTCAGAAGTCTGTTTTGTCAAACCGGCAAATTTCACAGTAGCCCCATTTAAAGGCTTTTTCTCTCCCGTAAAGGTGTTGTAATCATTTACAGTAAACGTCATGTTAAAAGTAGACATAGGATTGAAGCTCACTTGTATATCCTTATTACTGTCCACAACAACATCCCCATTTACAGGAATCCAGTTTTGCTTTTCAACAAGATAAGTGTAATCACCTCCCAATATATTCGTGAATGTCACTTTCCCATTCGTGCCCGTTCTTTTGCTTTCCGAATAAGCGACAGTATCCTCTGTTGCCAGTCTGTCCTTTGCGGTAAGTGTCACATTTGCACCTTCCACTGCGCCAGTAGATGAATTTGTCACCGTAAATGTAATCGTATATCTTGGTATCAATATAAGCGTTACAGGTTCGGATTGATCGTCTTGTACATTGATGTTCTTACTTATGGTATAATAATCCGTCTTGCTTACAGTATAAGGGTATAAGCCAGGAAAAGCCATAAATATGGCATTACCAGAAGAATCCGTATATTTAAATTCACCATTAAAAGTAACAAGGGCATTTTGTATAGGTCTTTCATTTTCGTCCCTTACAACGAACGTGACTTTTCTTTCATACACATCTCCTTGCATTTGAATATATTCCACCTGCGTTTCTTCATCGTCTTCCAATACCTGAAACAATCTATCTTCTATATTCATGAACAAAGACTTCTCCACATCAATAGAATAATCACCAGGATAAAGTACAATAGATGCTTCCCCGTTTCTGTCCGTCACAAGACGTTTGTCTAAAATGGAAATAGAAGCTCCTTCTATGTAAGCTCCCCTATCCGACAATACTTTGAAAATAACATTCTTCTCTTTCAAAGGCTGAATATCCTCACTACCCATTATGTTTTTGTAGGTAACAAGGTAATCTTCTGTAAATTTTTTTACTCCTTTCTCACTTGTAAGGGAATTATTAAGATAATAAGCAGCTATCACGTCCTTTTCCCCTAAATTACCTTGATAGAACGGAAGGAAAAGCGGTTTTATCTTTATATCGTAAATGTACACAAGAGCGGAAGAATTTGACCTGTCTTGTGTAAGACTTAATGACAAGAATTTCATTCCGTCTTTCATTTGAAGCCCTCTCCCTTTCGAGAAATTAAGCTCTAACTGCTTCGCGTATGCCCTGTTCTTTCTCGATAGAATTGCCCGGCATTCATAATACACTCCAGCTACAGGAAGTTCCAGGATTCCTTTACTGCCGGAAACAAAATTGTTGCTCTCTGCACTTCCATAAAATTCCTTACATATCATAGGTTGAACGGCTTCGTTAAACACTTCCACACCGAATTTCAAATTTTGGTTGCTTGTGGAAGATGTTTTAACCTTAAAAGAAATCTGATAAGAAAGATTTTCTGAAATAGGAAGGAGCTTCGTTTTGTCAATTTCAGAAGAAATACCCACCAAAGCATTTCCAACGAAAGTCATTACCTGTATAGGAGTGCCATTGTTGTCTATATCATCCACAATAACAACACCTGTAGGGTTCACAAGTGGATAGGCATTCAAATCTTTTACGCTTTCCGTTGTCTCATACCCTTTTGTAACGTTTAGAACTGTGTCTGTCCTGTTCCATGTAGGAGAGCTATGCCCCATTGTCCATCCAGTATCACGAGACATCAAAAGAGCAAATATAAACTCATCCTCCGTCTTATATCTAATAAGACGGAGAAGCTCCCCAAGTATCACGCCTTCCTTGTTTACAATATCAAGTGTTCCTCTTTTTCTATATTCCTTCACATAATTGTTGAACAGATATTTCATCTGTTCAAGTGTGTTCACTTCGTCTGTCACAAGTCCTCTGTTTTCAATAAAAAGCTCAAACAGAATCTTGTTTGTGTCAATCTCATTGTATTGCTTAGCATATAAAACAACAAGCGCAAAGATATGACAGACTGTTTCCCAATACGCCTTAAAATCCTCTCCGTCCTTCTTTATAAAAGTAGGAAGAATGCCGGGAGAAGATACCTTTTCAAGTACATTCTCCGCCCATTTCATTACGGCAGGGTCATTTTCTTCGAAGAACCGTTTGAACACGGTCTTATTGTAGATTTCCTGTGACATCCTTAACTTATTAATAATTAAACTTTCTCAACATATAATCCAACAAGGGCTGATAAATCATGTGTAAGAGGTTGTTCACTATTTCTTGTACATTTATATTTTATACCATTTTGGATATAATATTTATCTTTGAATATTTCCATAGGCGGAATATAAATAATAGGATCGTCTATAGTACCTTTGTGTTCTTCATCTACTACTTTCCACAAACTTGCAGTAGCCATAGAAGGTTTCCAATTATCTTGAGTAGTATGTTCTTTGATACATTCCCAAAGAACATTATCAGATAAATATCTTTCTCCTACTTTAACAGTGATACCTGCAACCCATTCTGGATAACGATCTTTTACCTGCAATGCTTCAGCTGGAGTTAATTCGTATGTATTTATATTCTTAGCTACTTCTTCATCAAGGATGTTTAAAGCCAGCATACGACTAAAGTCTCTATTAATTACAGGTTCTTCTTCTGTACTAGTCCATTCTTCACTATTTAACAATTCAATAAAAGTTGGATCACTAAATGAATATCTTGGAAATGATTCATCTTCGAAAGGTACTAACATTTCTTCATGTAGAATAACTTTACTCTGATCTATACTTGTTCTCATTTCGGGCAGTATTTCAATACCATGTGATTTTGCCCATAATAAATCTACAATCGCGTATTTCATCTATTTTTATTTCTTTTTATTATACAAATTAACAAATTCATTTACATCAAGATAGTCAATCCCGAAATTTTCTGCGGTTCTTTTATCACTATCAGAAAACTGTCCTTCAAGTCCACTTGCGTCACCTATCATAAGTGTAACAGATTTTATGTAATCAAAATCATCGCCAACATAGTTTTCACAAAGATGATTAAGTATTCCTACGTTTGGTTTTCTATACAAATCATTTTTATCATTCGTGGTGCAATATTCCGAATAGCATTTTACTCCGCAATATTCTTTTACGCATTGTGATACATATTCTATTTTAGATTGAAATCTTTGATGATCCACAAAACCAGCTTCAATTCCCCCTTGATTACTTACAATTAAAACATACTCAGGAGAAAACTGCTTAATTGCATCCAAAACATCAAATTTGATTTTCATATCCCAAATTCCTTTAGGAAATGTTTTGCCACTTAATGTCTCAATTAACGTATCATCCAGATCACAGAATAAAACTTTGTACTTCTTCATATTATTTTGCTTTTAAAGTTTGTAAATAGTTATATGCTTTTATACAATCGTCTTTGGAGAGGACTTGGTTACTATAAATACTCATATTTTTGAAAG